AATACCCATACCAATCTTATCTGCCAATACAGATGCGTTGTGTTGTTTACCACCCTTACCATCAAAAGTCATCTTACAAGGAACTGAACCAACAGAATCCCACAAGAACAATAAACTGTAGTCCAATTCACCTTTATCTTGAGCGTCTAACAAACTGTTGATGTAGTCTGTAATTTGTTCGATGTAATCGAAGTCATTGTTGAAGATGTAAAAACCATCCCAATCAATCTCACCTGTCTCCTCATCAACTACTTCCTCACATTCAAAACCCATAAGTTTTGCGTGTTCAAAAGACCATTTTTGTTCTGTAATAATGAATACAGGTAGGATACCCTTCTTTTGAGCGTCAACCGCAGTCTTAACCAAAGCAGTTGTTTTACCTGTATCCGAGTGACCCAAGAACATATTCAAGTGTCCAATCGCAGGACCTGGTAGTCCAACCGCATCCAAGAAATCAGGACCTAAGTCGAAAAATCTTTGTGGTTTGTACTTAGCCGATGTAGAGAATTTCTTCTTTACCGCACTAAAATCGTTTTTCTTAATTGCCATAATGTTTTGCGTAAAATTCTTTTATGGTTACAAGTTTATCTGACGCGTTTGCAAGTTTCTCGACGAAATTATCCATCTCTTCCAAATGTTGTGGGTGTTCACCAATCCCTACCGCATTTTCCATATAAACCATTAATGTTGCCTCAGCCTCAGCAACTTCACTCTCGTATTTCAATACAAGAGATTCAAACATTCTTTTTCCAATTCTATTTTGCATGTGTTGTTTTTTTCTTGATTAAATAAAAAAAGCATGGACACTATGTCTATCCAAGTGTCCATGCTCTGTTAAATTAGAATGGTAATTCTGAGTCAGTTTCGTCGTTAGCCTGTGGGTCAACAGACGGTGTAGATTTACCACCACCGATAGATGTTGTTGATTCGAGGTCGTTTGCATAAACGTATCCACCTTTTTCAGAATCCCACTTTGGAGTTTCTCCACGAGCAATTGCCTCAAGGTAATCAACAGGTTTCTTAGAATATACATCCATCCAAGTCAACTCGTCATTAATCCAAGCGTCAGCCTGAGCTTTGTCTTCATGAACAGAAGTTGGGTCATCGTACATGATTGTAGAAATACTTGTGTACTCTTTACCCGCAGGTGTTTTAGATTTAGTCAATTCGATGATAAGGTCACGTCCTTTTTCAGGGTCAGTGATGTCACCTTTGTTTCTCCAAATCGGAATGATTTTATCCAAGATACCATCATTCTTATAGTTGTGTTTAAATCTCCAAAATTTAACTCCGTCTTCCTCATTATCACGGTCGATAACTTTAACGATGTAAAATTTACGAGACTTGTATTGTTTTGCCAATTCTTTGTCTGATTCTTTACCCGTAGACATCAACTCTTCGTAAACCTCATTCAAAGGTGAACGCTCGTTGTCATTTTTTCCTGGGTCATAGAATTTGTTCCACTGACCACCAACTTGAATTTCGTGGTACCATGCTTCTTTGAATGGTGAAGAACCATCATGTGTTGGGAGGATACGTACTCTACGTTGTCCTGATTTCTCTTTGTCAGAGAGGATACAAGCGAAATACTTTTTCATTCTTTCGTCTTGCGACATCTTACTTTGGGCCCCGCCCCCTTGTTGTGCTTTTTCGTACTGTGCCAATACGGCGTCTAATGAACTCATCATGTTTTATATATTTAAGTTTAATTTGTTCTACAAATATAGTCTAGTTTTCCCACTTTGTCAAATAAAAAAAGGTCACCTTTTGGGTGACCTTCCATTATTTATTGTGTTTGTTATTTGTATTTGAATTCGTCCTCAAATCCGTTACCTTGGAAAGAATTCTTAATGTCATTAACATTGATGTCAGTCACGTCATCAGGTGTTAAAACATAATCATTTTTTCCCGTCTTTTCCATCTCTTCTGATTTGTCATCGAAGAATTGTGATAATTTTTGACTGTAAGGATATGAATCATATGTTCTTAGCTCCAATTTTTCTTGTGGAGTTTTTTCACGATACTTTTCGATTTTATTTTCAAGAGCATTTAACTTATTCATAATTGAATCCATCTCACCCAATCTTGATTCCAATTTGTTTAATTGTCCAAACAAATTATCAAAATAACTATCTTGTTTTGATTGAATATCTTTTTGAGTAGTAACTAATTCAGTTATATCTAATTCCTCAGAATCGGTTTCTTCAGCACCTTTTTCTTGTGATTCCCCATCATCTCCAATTTTTTCAACATCGGGGTCATTCTCAACATCAATAGGTGTTGGAGCTGCGTCTGCTGCTGGTGGAGCTGCCGCATCACCTGGAGGTGGTGGGGGAACTGCCGCAGCATCTGCGGGTGGTGGTGGAGGTGCCGCCCCTGCATCAGGTGCAAGTGCCGCTAAATCATCAGGAGCAGGCTCTGCAGCTTGTTCCATAATATATTTATTGATACTTCTGTATCTTTCAATTTCACTTAAAATTTTTCTGTCTATGCTCATTTCGTTAACCGTTTAACAATTGCTTTATACCTTTAGAGGTTTCAACTCTAACTTTTCTGTTGGCAGTTGTTTGGTGTCCAGCTCTTTCAATAAGACCATCTCTTTCTCTTACAGTATAACAATCTCCTGTATCCAAGTCACAAACTTGCTTAGTTCCGTCACCATTATCTTCTTGTGAAAATCTTGTAGATTTACCAAGGTAGTTGTCTAATGCTGTTTTAATGTCCATAATTATGTTTCTATATAAATATATCGTTATTTGTTAAATTATATTTGTATGTTTAGTTTAAAGAATTGGTAAACCGTTTGAGGTGGTACCGCAGCAACTAAAATAGGTTCAGCGTTAAACGCAAACTCACAAATAATATTACTGTTTGGTGGTGGAGTTTGCCAAGCAGTCGTAATAACCGATATTATATCATTTTCTGACATATAGAAATTAGATGGTGTTGTGAAATAAATCACATCTAAGGCAATTTCACCACTCTCATAAACCGTATATGTTTCCGTAACATTATTTGTTGTATTTTGTTGTGTTACCTTAAATTTAAGTATTGGTGGTATTTGTGTTGGTAACATTGTGTATGAAGCGCTTAACAATGGATTAACACTAACGTTGATAGACGCCTGACTTAACGAGTATAAACCATTTTGAGTTGCACCAATCAATGGTAATTCACCAGTCTGTTGTGGTTGGGTATTAGCATTTAACGGTACATTTGATACTGTTGATGGAGGTGCCGCAGATACTTGTTGCGGATTATATGTAAATGTTGTCGTACTTGAACCGACACCGTAAACACCTTTTAATGTTATTACGTTGTTTTGTGGAACAATAGTATTACTAAATGGAACTACGACAACTACATTAGTATCACTATTAATAGTAATACCCGTTGTAACGGTAACTCCATTTATTGTTACACCAGTCACTGAACTAAATTCTTTACCAATAATATTAACTATCGTACCTGTAACACCTGTTGATGGTGTAAATGATGTGATAGATGGTGGTAAACAAACAGGTGCAGGAACCGTTGTAGTATTTTGATTATTTGTGGTACCAGTACCTCCACTAGCAATTTGTTGTTCTTGTTCTTTATTTGCCTTAGCAACATTAAAATTAGCATCAGTACTTAATTGTACTTCTCTAGCTGATTTTAATCCTTTTTTAACCGTTTCAAAAAGTGTTTTAAACTCATCTTGATTTGCATCAAAATATTCTGGAGTCGTATTAGGATTTGCACTTGTTGCTGGCGTCCAATAACAAACATAGAATTTTGGTAATCCTAATGGAGCATTACCATTCTCACCAAACAAAATACGTCTAACATTTGGCGTTAACCTTGCAATCATAAAATCAATAAACTTGTCAATACTATCAAAGTTAGCGATTGGTGTTGAACTATTTGCTAATGATGAAGTTGAGTTTGAAACTGAAACACATGATGCTTGTTTTTGTATGAAGTATTGTGTACTTTGCCCCCAATATACACTTAACTCAACATTGGCGAAGTTGTTATTATAACCATAGAAACTATCCTTATTATATGTTTTAATATAACACATTAGGTAAATAAGCATTTGTAAATTCACATCACTTGTTTTAGCAACAATTGCATCCGCTAATTGTTGTTCACTCAATTTAATTGTTGCGGATTCAACAAAATCTCCCCAAGTACTATAATTAGTGTTCAAAGATAAAGTACAACTATTCACTGCTGCCGCAGTATTTTCACCTATTTGTGAAAGAAGTGCGGTCTTATTTATATTTGTGATTGGTTTTGCAGGTATGTTATCTTTCTTAGTTAATATCGCGGTTTCAATTTGTGTTAATAAATTCTGATTTAAACTTTGTAATAAATTATCGATAGATGGTAAATCATAAATACCCTGTCTAACACCCGTAAAATCTGTTTGGAATTGACCTGGTTGAATTGTGTGATTAACCTCTGTTATCAAATAAGGTCCATTAAACATTGGGACGTGTCTTAAATTAAAGTACATCGTTGGTTGTAATAAAGCATTACCCAAACAAACCACTTGGCATTGGTAACTTCTTTGTTTATATAGATTATATAACCCGACGTTTTGTGTTGCAACATTTTTACCATTAGCTTGATTAACCATGTTAATCTGAGTCTGTATTGTTTCAGATGTTGCTTTACCACTATCCATTGAAACATTGAATGAGTAAAATATGTTTTGATTTCTAGTTCCAATATCAACATTAAATCCAACACATTTATTAGAAAATGCCCAATCTCGTTTACCAACTTGATTTTCAATTAACGGATTTTCAGATGCTCGTCTTAATTCAAATGAATCATCTCTAAATCTTGAATTACCTTTAGGTAAGTCTAATTGAGCGGATGGTAATCCCGCATAGAAACAAACCACTTTTGGACTTGATTTTCTATAATCAACATCTAAAAATGTACCCCACATATTATCCGCAAATTCTAAAGAACCCTCAGCGCTTTGTGATATGGTTGTTCCATCAGCGTCTTGTACATTATAAAAATTAACGTAAGCTGGTAATGGCATCACATTAAATTTATTTCTAATTAATATTCCACTTATGAATGTGAAAACACTCATTTCCATATTAAATGAAGATTCTTCAAAAGTTTTGTTACCTAAAAGACTATCTTTTAATGAGAAGATGTCAACTAATAAAGTGTCACCAATATTTCTTGACGCTCTGTCTAAGAACAAGAAATCTTCGAATAATGTTTTACTTGAATAATCTCCACCCGCAATCCATTTATCATTTAACGCTTTGAACATTTCATAGTTCTCAACTTTAGATTGTTGCCCGTCAATAACACTCTGTATTTTCTTTTCAGGTAATTCTTGTTGATTAGGTAACTCAAGTCTAACTCTTGTTAATATTTGATTTAAAAACAAATCTTGAATCGCAGTAGTACCATCCAAATAAGTTTGTAATCTCGTTTTAAACTCACTACTTGTTAAAGTTGGCGTTAAAAGTTTTTGTGTTGCGTATTGTTTTATTAACTGGGAACATAAAACAATGTTGTCCACAGTAAACTCGATGTTATTATCAATAAAGAAATCCGTAATATACGAACCTTGATTAGTATATCTCAAGTTTTGAATTGTTGAGAATCCAACTTCAGTTTCTAATGCTAACCATTGATTAGGATATAACGCTTTAGATTGAGCTAAAGTTATAGTTCCGTTACTTGACGGTAAGGTACCATTAACGTAAGTTCCAAAATTAATTGGGTCGGTAACTGTATTTGGTCCGTTGTTAGCCTCGATAAACGAATCAACAACTCTTCTCTTGTAATTAGCGGGGTTACCATATTTCAACATCACATCATAATCTAAAAACGATTTGATTGTATTTGAAAATGAAACTAATTGTGTATTACCAAGTGTGTTAAAATATTCCGAATTAGATAGTCCAAGGTTTGTATTTACAGACATTAAACTTCTAAACAAATATTGGAAATTCCTATATAATGCCGTGTTATCAACAGGGGATTCACCAACAGGTACACTTACTTGTGGACCTAAATCAATATCCGCAATTGGCTTAGAGAAATTTAAAAACTCTTGTTCAAATTTATCCAAAATACTTTTATCAAATACAGAGAATATTTCTTCAATGTTTGAATATTCGTCAGTAATTAATAATTTAAATGCCGATTGTTTTGTGTTACCCGTTAATATCTTATTGACATATTTTTCAGGACTTGGTTTAACTACTTGTGTGTTATCAAAATAACCATAGTTTGGTGCCGACCACAACATTCTCACAGAACCATTATAAATGGAAGGGTTATTTAAGAACGGAACAATCTGAACATTATTTTGTAATAACTCAACGTTTATTTGGTTTATAGGTGTACCAAATGAAGGTACTATAAAATACTTACCACTTTTAGTATTTTGGTTTGGTTTACAATTACTTGCTAAATTATCTAAATCCATTACCGTATCAGGTAACACCACAGACCAAGTCTCAATTGTCGTTATTTTAGGAACACCAGTTAAAAGGTCTACAACCGAACCACTTGGATTAATATTTGAATCTTTAAAGTTATACACTTTCATACCTCCACCAATACTCGATTGAATCTCAGTATCAGTATAATCCTTGTATAAATCATAACCATTATAAAACACGTTAAAGTCATTAATAACTTTAGGATAAAACCCTGATTGTATTTTTGGATTTAAACTTGATGTTGTGTTTTGTAATGTGATTTCTTTAAAACCGTCAAACTCAAATTTATATGTTTTAGTATCTGAACTAGTTATTGGGTCAAAATTAGTCTTATAGTCAAAGTTGGTCCAAGCGCTATCCAAGAAATCAACGCCAGTTGTTTTATACGTTTTATATCTATACCAAATAGACCCCATCTTTAAAACCCAAGCGTATGGCATTTTATGAATCGCACCAAACTTCTTAAAACAAGACGCGATGTAATCTAAATCATTCGATGAGTTTAATGTCTTGTATTTTTCTTTTAGAGATGCTAAAGGTAATGAATTAATAAATAAGTAAGCAGCTTGAACGTATGGGTACTTATCTTTCTTTCTCCAATTATAGACACCATTTTGAATTGCGTTCACCATGTACGGTGTATTCAACATAGTGGTTGTTGTTTCAGTTGTAATATTATTTACCTGTCTTGTATGGTAAACATACCCTTCAGTTGGTATGAACTTTTCAGGGTTTTTTCTAGTATCCAAAAATATCGCCAAATTAGTTTGGGTAATCTCAGGAATTGGGTCAGTTACCGTTAAATAAGAAAAATTAGTTACAGGTCTGTTTGTTGTATAATCATAAACACTATCAAAGTTAGATATAACATTTCTTTCTTTAAAAACTCTCAATACTTGTTTTGTATTATAAACAGAATTGTTAGTGTTTGTTATACTTTGAGCCATGTTATTAGAAACCCAAGTTGGGTTTGTAAACGGATATGTGTCAATAATTAATGGGTCATTTGACGCGTTTTTAACTAATTGTTCTAACGCTTCAAATTTGGCGGCATTTTGGGGTTCTTTACCCAAGTCATTTATTGTGAGTATATTAAAAGAGTTTTCAGTTAAATTTCGAATATATGGTGTTACATAAAAATCTCGTATAAATTCTTGGTACGCCTTACCCGTACCTTGGTTAGAGAAATTAGATAAAGTTTGTTTATAGTTCTGAGCAGTTATATCATAATTTTTAAGCTTCAACGTTAAAAATGGTGAACTAACACCTAAACTTGTAACAATATTAGTTGTTTCGGAATTTGAAACTAAGTCCGTTAATTGACTTAACTGATTTGTATTTGCTCTAATATATCCTGAGTAGTTAGCAGTTAAAAATTGTCTTTCCCAAATTTCATAGAAGAATTTAATTTCTTCTTTATTAGCATAAGCAATCCCATTTGAAGGGTATTCAATCGCATTAATATTGATAATATTCGTAGTTGCCTGACTATCTGTTGGTACCTGAGCAATAGGCGGATTAAACCTTTGGGTAATACCTCTCATATATTCTTCAACAAACTCAACTTCAGGCCATTTGTCATACAAAAATCCTTTTGTTATATCAACAACTGAAGGGTCGGCAATATACCTTAATTGAAAACGTCCTTTTTTATCGTCAGGGGTTTCAACAAAGAATTGAGGCCAAGGATAAACAGGTACATCACTTGTTGATAATCCTTGGTTTTGATTTGCAGCTTCTTGAGTTTTCCCAACTTTTTGTACCGTGTCAGTACCAGGCGCCGAAGAGGGATTATCTAATATCGCTAATTGTCTAACAGGGTCATATTTTACATTCCAAGCATTTGTATGAACCTCATCCATTAAACGAATAAACGCTTCAGCAGATGCCATTATAACCGCACAAACATTTCTTACCGTTGGTCTAAATCCAAGACCAATTTTAGAATCCTCAATTTTTCTTGAAAAATCGGCGGTTAATATAGTTTCATATTCCGTTAGTTTTCTATTAGCTTCCGCTTCAACTTGGTAAATTAAATTTTCAAATCTTGGCTCAACTTGGTTTGTCACCGTATTTGTTTTAAAAATAAAAAATGGTGATTTAATTACATTTAAAGAACTTGACTGATTTGAAGATGTTGTCGGATTTAAAGTTATTTCAGCAATTGGTTGGTACAATTCTTGTAAGTACTTTTTAGTCGCGTCAATATTTCCCTGGGTTGGTGCAAATATACCTGTTTGTTGAATTGTTGTTTTAACCAAATCAATATCATCTATATTAACCGTAATTAACATAGTATTATTGGTTATTGGGTTTTTAATTGGTGATTTACCTTTTACCCCAAGTGTTGGGTTTTCAGCTAACAATGTATTATATTGTGAGGTATAACCACTTAACAATGTTCGAGCAGCTTGTTGTCTTGTAGGGTCTTTTAATATTTCTTCTTTAAACGCGTAAATGTAAGTTCCATTTTTTAATACAATTGGTCTTGTATTCATGTATGTATTATACCAAGACGTATCAGAACCATAAATTTCGTTATAATAATTTTTCAAAGTTTCTTTATACGCCCTAATATTAGTCAATGGTTCCACATCAACTTTAGTATATGAGTCAATGATAGTCTTTTCAAAGTTCTCCAACGCATTCATAAACTGAGCAAATGTCATTTCAGGAAAATCAGGGTCAAGTAATCCTTTGGCTTTATATTCACTATAAACCTCAATAACTTTCTGATAACCTTTTTCACTTACAATTTGGGTAACCACATTATTTTGACTATTACTTGCCTGACCAGCAATTGTATTACTTTGCTTTGTAGTTGATTCAATGTTTTTATTACCACCCTCCGCAGATGTTGGTGATTTAGAAATATCAAATCTTGTACTATACATGTGTGGAGCAGCCAATAAATGACCCATAGATATTTCATTAAGGATATTAAATTTATATCCAACAAATTCTAACGTAACTTGATAATTCCCACTGAATGAATTAAATCTGGCATTAAAAGTTTTTAAATTTAATTGATACTTAATCGCTTGACCATAATAACCTTTAAGTGTAAGATAAAATGGAGGATATGGTAAATTAAAAAATGCCGCGTAAGGTGAGTTATCACCGAGTTCAAATAAAGCTTTACCTTGAATATCCTCTAATTCAATTGTTACTTGAGGTACAAATGAAGTGTTTGTTCTTACGTTAATTGAAGTGATACCCAATAACCCGTTGTCGGTTGCCACATTTCCAGGGTTGTTTACCGTAACTTTATCATATGGTTTTGTCCCATCATTTGGGTCAATAGTTTGTGTTCTTGTTTGGTTTACACCTAAACCATTTGTACTCCCCTTACCTGTCAGCTCATCGTAATACCCTGAAGTTAAATAAGTCCCCTCAGTTGGTCTTAAAAAATTAATTTTAGCAACGGAAATAACTCGAGCCCTATCTTCAGGACTTCCACCTACCGCCAACTTAGTTCTTGGCAATACTTCAGCTTCAAGGTTGGCAAACATGACCAAATTCTCATGGTCAACCAATCTTTCACTAATATTACCAAACGCATCAATAGTTTTATTTGGGTCAACAACAATAATGTTATTGTAATCAAATTCTACTAATACGTTTCCACTGTTGTCTCCTGGTCTGTTACCTGCCATAATAATAGAAATAGTTATCTAAAGCCGCTTTATAGTCTTGTAATGAAGGTAGTAGTGGATAAGGAATAATCAATACCGCACCATCGAATATATTATTTTCCAAACCACCAAATTGAGGGTTAGCTTGTAAAATTAACCAACCAAAATATGGTGAGTTATAATACTCTTGAGATACCACATCTAATCGACTACGAGCCACTTTATATATGTAAGACTTATCTGTTGGTTTTTGAGGTAATTGCACAAAAGGAACAACGGTTTGTTCACCATTAATTAAAAAATCACTATACCTATTCCAATATTGATACGCCATTAGTTAAACTTCGCTTTTGATATATATACGTCGGCAGATAATTCATCATTCCACGTTTTATTATTTGTATTTTGGTTTTCAATCGAACCTAACCCTTTGATTAAAGTTTCTTGAGGTTTTGTTCCCGCATTTTCAGTCGTGTAACTGAATACACGTTTTTTAGTTGGATAAGGGGTGTATTTTAAGAAAGGTTCTAATTTAACTTTTTCTTGACTTGTTATAAACTCTTTAGTTAAATTATTTTCTTCATTAAATAATGGTTTTGCAATTTTATCCCAATATGCATCAAACTGTTCGCTTAATTTAGTACCGTCCCATCCATCACCAATAAGCCCCTGATTATTAATTATATTACCAATCATAGCATTTTTAAAGGTTTCATATTTTTTTGAATCAACAACATCATCAGACAATAACATATATACCATTTTAAATGTCGTATTTTCAAATGTTGCTGTTGGACTTAAGTTAACATAACTTTGATTTTTAGAAATTGGTACAAATACTTTTACCCCTTGAGGGAAAGTATAATTTGGCGGGAAAACTAAATAAACTCCAGCATATAATTTACCGTCGCCAGGATTTAAGAAAGAACTTGGAGTCATTACGACTTTATTAAATTCAGTAATTCCACTGTTAATTTTTTTGATATCAAGTACCAATTCTTCTAATGTGTTTGTAACACCTTGAGAACTAGTATCAACCTCTAAAGTTGGTATTGTAATGTATGTAATAACATTTCCATTTTTTTGTTGTGAACCATCAGTACCAGTATTCGTAAATGATGGAACAGTATATGAAATAGTATTAGCTCTAGCAATATAACCAACATAAGTTTGTTGGGTATTAACAATACTCTGAGTAATGTTAGTTACCGCATTTTGATACGTTCCTCGTTTATCGTTAAGTATTTTAGCATAATTTTCTTTTACTTGTCGAATTACTTTGTTTGAAAAGTTTTTTTGAGAATTATCAATAAATTGAATAAATCCTTCGTCACCTTGTTTAACATCTTTAATTAAGTCGTTGAAAATATCATCGATTCTTTTTTCAAAATTATATGGTTTTCCAAATAAAATAGTATCACTGTTTTCAGTTAACAAGAACTTACCTTGTTGATAATTTCTCTCTAACATCCACTGTTGACGTAAAGCGTTGTTATACTGATTTACAGCTTCTTTATTTTTATTTACAACATTTGTAAAATAATTTTGTGTTTCAGCCACCAACTTATCCATAAAAGTTTGATAACTAATAGTACCTGTTTGACCCGTTTCACTAATAACATTTGTCAATATTGTACCAATTGTACTTTCATTTGATAAACCATTGTTTGGTTCCGCACTATTGATGGATGGTGGTGGTACATTAGATAATGCCGCAAATTGTAAAAATTCTTTATCCAATACTTGATAACTTGTATCGGTAACATCTGCCCTATCATCATAAATCTCAGTATTTGCATAGTAGTTAAATGTTAGTGCGTTCTGTAATCTATCAACAGACTCTTTCAATCCACTACCACCAACAAAGTTAAATTGCATCTGAACTTTAGCAATCATAGGTTGAACCCCAATACCTTCAGGGTTAATATCTAAATTTTCATAACTTATACTCAAACTTGTTGGTATAATCTTGGTATTATAAAAGTCTCCAACCCTTAAAATAAGAACTGGTGGAGCCCCAAATGCAGTGTTAGTAGCATTATTATATTCTAACACATCCTTACCCCCAATAGACTTAACCACAGGTATTGTATCACCAGGTCTCATACATTGTTGTAAGAAGGTTAATCTCGTATTTAAACCTTCAGGTGTTGTTGAGTGGAAAGCTGGTTGGAAAAACTTTAATTTATCTTTAAGATTATCAAACACCATTGGTGTTTCTTCTTTAATAACTTCAAAATAATCACACTCAGATAAAAGAGCTCTTAAAACTCTTTTTGTAATATTATCTCTTGGTGCCCAAGTTTCTTCAACTGTTGTTTGAGTCTCAGTTGTTGTAACAACATTACCCGTAACAACTGTTTGTGTTCTTTGTGCAGGAGTTGTAGGTATTGGTTGCGGAACCTTTAAATTAGATTTAATATTAGAAATATATGCCCTTCTACATGACATAGCATTTATTGTATATATTTCTTTAGAAACTGATTGAGTGTCACCACCAACAGCTTGACCATCGTTGTCAGTACAATTCACAACATTCCCTACGGGTGAAAGTCCCTCAATGGAATATGGTGCTTGAGTTGTTTTAGATTTTAAAGGTTGTGATGTTGTTTGTTCTCCAAAACCTGTACCACTAAGTACTAATAATCTTTTTTCTTTCATCCATTTGGATGTTGCAGGATTGTTTTCAAAAAATTTAATAACAGAATTAATTCTTCGAGCCGACAATGATTTGTTATACGCGACCGTTTGAGGGGCAGAACAACTTGAATTAACATAAACAGTTACAGTACCGCTTTCACTATTTTTTAATTGTTCTGCAACATCAATAGCGAATTGTTTAGCAACTTCGTAGTTTGGCATAACCACAGTATTATAAAACTCATCCAATTGTGGTCCATTTGATTTTTTAGAATATGTTGGTTTTTCACCAATATATTCGGTATACATTTCTTCATAGTTTGGAGATGTTTTAGGTTGTGGATAGTCGTTTGAAAAATAAAATCCAAGTTGCTTATACTTGTTAAAATAATCTTCACTACCTGCGCCACTACCTCCCGAACCAGAAGCTCCTCCACCACTATTATTTGCGGCAACTTGGTCAGTTACAGTTATCTCACTAACCGCATATTGCATCTGTTCTTTTGTAATCTCCTTTGATGTTATCGCTTGTTGGATTTGGAACAAATCGTTAGGGTTAATTGTATAATATTTTTTAGCTAATTCATATAGGTCGTATTTTCTACATCCAGCAAAGAATGAATCTAAAATACTATCAATTCTTGGTTTGTTAGTTTCGTTAGCTAAAACCTTATTTACAATAACATTCAATACTGATGGGTGGTCAACCACAATATCCCAACTTAAACTACCACTTCTACTTGTATTTTTATAAGTATAAATTGGTTCAGGTCTTCCAATAAAGTCATTACCTTGCCAACTTGCCTGAACGGACTCATTGAATGTTAGATTATATGGTGGGAACCACATAACTCGACCTCCATTAGGTCCTCTCTCACACACCGCCAAATCTGAAACCGAATAACCTGGAGTATTTGATGTTGCCCATGCCAAGTTTTCTAATGAGAACATATACTTTTTAGCATAAGCGTTATTCATTGTTCCAATTATATTTGTTGAGTCTTGCCCCCCTTCTTGTTTGTTTGGAGCAATGTTAAGGTTGTATGTCTTATCTAAAACAGACCAAGCAAATCTTCTACCTTCGGTTGTAATACCGTCAGTTTTTTGAAGGTCGTTGTATTGTAAGTAAGGAATGTCTTTGGCAAATACACGACAATATTCAGTTCCGACTTCTTGTCCAATAGCCCCAACATAACTTAACACTCTTGAACCTTTAGTCATTTCTTTGTATCCATCGTTGAATACCTTACTGACTTGGTCAATTGCATTACCCGCATGTTTTAAACGATTACCACCTTGTGGTTGACTATCAATAATTCTTTGGGTGTCGTCAAGGATTGAACCTTCTCTGAATGTTCTTTGAGTAGACTCAGTCGAGTTGTATGATGATGGTTTAAAGTCCTCATCTTCGTTTGTAATCTCTCCACCAATACCAACTTTCTTACCCGCATTACCTTTATACTTTGGAGATACCCATGTGAATCCACCTTCAATACCCCCACCATTACTGTAAGTCGGTCCGTTAGCACCAAGTCTAATCTCTTTACTTGGTCCCTCATATAATTGAGCCAGTACTTCAGGTCCATAAACAGGTGATTGTTGTTCAAATCCAAAGGCATTGTTTGGAAGTGCCCCTGATGGAGAAAAGATTCTTGATGGGTCTGATGTTGTTGAACCAATATAATAGTTGGCATTGTTTGTGTTGGTACCAACAAGAGCACCACCCAATCTATCAATTAAAGTTCTATCGTAACTTGGTTTATATTTGTTAAAGTTAATGTTCTTAAACAATAACGATTTTTGACCTTGTCCTGTATTTTCGTAAAATATTTGAGAACCAGTCTTACCAGCACCTAAAAGATTACTAATTAAATTACCTACCGCAGCAATAGGATTACCAAGAAGTGCTTGACCAATCGTTGAAGGCTGTGGTGGGTTAACATTTGGGTCCCAATATGAACCAGGTATAGTTGAGAACGGTACTTGACTTCCCGCAAGACTCAATCCAAATTGTGCAGCAGCACCAATTGGGTTAGAAGGTACCGTAATATTATAATTTGGTTCAATTAAAGGTACATTACCTGTTAAAATATTAACAAGATTACTACTACTATTAACATTTAATATGTTGGCTTTACCTAAAGTTTCTCTAATGATTGCTCGTCCAATTCGGTCTTCAAATTCTTTCTTTAAAGTTTTGGCACCTAAACGAGCAATAAACGAGTCAGCACTCAATAAACCATTACTACCTTGAGGGTCAGGGTTTAATAATATTGATATTGGTCTATAGGATGATGGATTAAATCTTGGGTATGGTTGTCCGTTTGCAGGTCTATCTTGGTCAGGAGTAACAACTTCTAAAGACACAACCGCTTCACCCGCATCAAAATTATTTGGACTTGAGTAAGCGTTTAATGGTCTCCATAATTGAGTTGCTGCAAATCCTGTATCAACAATGTGTGCGTCTTGTTGTCCAGGTCCGTATTCACCTTGGTTAGACGTTGTGTTTAAATTACCCGTTAAGTCAGGAGCAAACTCATATCCCCCCTCATTACCCCACCTGTTAAGTGGATATTGTTTGTCGGCAAAAAATGTTGTATCAATTAAGAAATCGGGTGAATCAACAGGTGTTAAATCTTGTTGAATTACTTCATAAGTAATTGGTGGCGTAGCAGGACTTGGCGATTTAGCATAAGGTACTAAATTACGAGTCATCAGTTTTTTTCTGAATCCTTCGGTGCTAATATAATCTAACGGACTACCCATTTATATCTTTACTAATAAATAGGTTGATTGAGTTTTTTTTATCATTGGTAACTAATAACACCTGAACCTTTTGTATCTTTTCCAAGAGTGGCAACATATTGTTTAAATCCTTCACTATTGAATATTTGAGTTAATTGTTGTTGTGTTAATCCATTGGCACCAACAGGACCATCTATAGTTATTTTAATACTACCCGTTACGTTATTTGTAACATTAGTTGTTTTTGGTTGAGTGGTTTCAATTTGTTTTGACGCCATTTTAGATTGTATTGTTTCACCTAAAATTTGAGCATCACTAATTGGTTTTACATTTGCTCTTTCTTTTACCGCCTCAGCAGCTGCTGTTGGTCTACCCACAGCATTTAAAACTTCATTAGCATATGTCCTAAATTCTTTTTCAATACCACTTGAACCTTTAACATTTTTACTTGTTATTTCTAAAACATCTTTAAGTGCTTCCATACCTTTATCACCAAGAGTTCCAGCCTGTTTAAGAATACCATCTTCCAAAGCCTTAATCTTTTTGGCAAAATCATCTTGGGACAATTTACCAGCATCTTTTTCAACAAACAACGCCCTCATCTTATCAATTGCACCTGTAACACTTTTAGTAATCTCAGCACTTTCAGGAACTGTTTTATCAACAGCCTTTGCTAATGCCCCCATAATTCTGTCCGCACCCATAAGGTTTTCACGAATTACTGGTGTAGCTGCAACACCAAAAGTACCTTTAGCAAGGTTAGCCCTAAGGGACGCATCTATATTTTCTAAAACCCCTAATTGACTTATCGAAATATCTTCAAGTGTTTTAGGTCTGTTTTCTTGAATCTCTTTTAATTTATTAAATTCGTCTTGAGTTAAATCACTTAATTTCTTTTGTTCAATAATACCTGTTTGGTCATTTTTAAGTTGGACAACATATTGACCGTCTTTCATTGTCGCCATATTTGCCAACAATTGTTTGTCCTCTTCTTTTTCAAATTGTATTTCAGGACTAATCGCAGATATTCTTTTGTCCAAATCTGCCGCAGCTAAAGCCGCCTTACTTAAAGAACCAGCCGACATTCCCGCTTCTTGTTCAATTTCCTTTAACATTAAAACACCTTGTGGGTTTATTTTAAATGTTTTCGTTTTTTCGTCAAACTCTGTAAATTGTTTTGCGGCTTTAATAATACTATCTTGTAATCCTGAAGGGTCAGTCAATGATTGATTCATTAATGCAAATGGGTCAGTTAAGTTCCCAATAGACACTCCTAATCTTTGTAAACCTGCCGCGGTTTCAATTGCACCTTCAGGCGTTAAAACTTTTTCAGCGAAATTAAACGTCTCTTGCATATCAAACCTCAACATTGAAGCTTGAGCCGCCATTTTTGCCATACCTTGAACCCCACCTTCAAATTGGTATCGGTTCATTTTGGACATGTTTTCATTAACATCTCCCATTACATCCTTAGCATTTAATCCAACACTTTGAATGTATTCAATTGAACTTTCAAGGTTTGTACCTATTTGAGATGCTTCAATACCGACTTCCGCAAAATTATTAACTAAGTCCTTTGATGTTCCACCTAATAATGTCGTAGCCGCATATAACTTTGAAACTTGTTCTTCAGTGGCAATTACATTTCGTTTTGAACCTTCAGCAATTTCTGCCATTGTTCTAGATGCCGCAGCAGCATCCCCACCTAAACGAATGACACCCGCAGCAGACCTTGCAACCGCGTCCGCCATTTCATCCATTCGGGTTCTTCCTTGGAGAAACGCTTTGTTCAGCTCTTCAGCTTGTTCAAACATGTCTCCCATTGACTCAAGAATTCTGTCAATTGGTTTACCAATACCCTCAATCGATTTTTTTAGATTTTCAAAATCTTCTTGTGATGCCATTTAGTTTTTTTGGTTTCTATATAAATAGAAGAAGGACTAATTTTTTTAGTCCTTCTGATTATCTTCTATCCATTTATTAAGTAGATATTTTCTAACAAATATTGGCATCCTCTCAAAATCTTGATAAGAAACCTTCATTAACGTAGTTAAATAATAAAATTCGTCGATTTGACTTTTCCTATACTCAGAAGAAAGGGCGAAAAAAGTCGACCCCAAAACCAACATTTACTGTTAGTCTTTCTCCTGACGGGGTCATAATTGTTTTGTTCATGTCTAATCTTGGTTCATTTTCATTCATAAAGTTTCTAATGAACTTTGAATCAGCAATTGGCATTGACTCAATAAACTTAGCAATTTGTGCCTTATCTCTTGAACCGTCAACCTCTAATATTTCTTTTTCCATTCTCCAAGTAACTCTCGGAACAACTCGACCTTGTGGGTATGTTGAAGCCATACGATTAATATCTTGAATCTCACCGTATGATAATGGTTTAATTTTAATTGTTGATTGTGATTTTGGTAGCATTATAGTAAATGTTCCGTCCTCATTTGGTTTTTGATTACTAATAATAGACAATTCATCTAACATTACTGTGGTTTGGAATTGTTTCTTAGTGGTGGGGTCTGTAACATTTAATGTCATTTCAGGACCAAACGCAGTATTTCTTAAAAAGATAAGAATCGCCTCAACGTCACCTTCAATTAAGTCTTCAACTTTAATATCTGGTTCGTATATTTTAGCTCTTAACAAACTCATTGTTAAGTCATTAGCACCACCCATCAAAATGTTTTCATCTGATGCGGTAAGGTAACCAACTTTAATTGCCTTCTTCTTATTTTTGTAAAACACACCTTGTGAAGGTAGTTGAACCACGTCATGTGGTAGTGTGAAATTGTCTTGACCGTAGTCTCTTGCTTGATTGTCCATATAAAAAAATAACCGTAAAGTTTATTAGCTTTACGGTTAAATATAAATGAATATGATTTTATGTAAATAGTATTAGTATACTAACACACATCTGTCCATTCTTAAAGAAGCTGTGATATCCGCTAACGCATCCTGACTGTAAGATAACGCTCCGAAGTTTACATCAGTTAAGAATGTTCCATAAAGAATCCATTTCTCAACAACAACTCCTGTAGGGTCCAACATTTCAAGGTCAATGTCTTTTTTGTAACCCGCAGCATAACCCATACGACCTGTCACTGATTCAGCGTGTAAACGAACCCACTCCATAAGTGCTTGAGCCGCAGAAGGTCCAATAGGGTCACGGAACTTAACACTAATTGGGTCCCAGTTAAATCTACCTGCAACGAATGTAGATGTGTTTAAGAATTGAATTTCAGTTGCTCCAATCTTGATAGATGGTCTTGAAGCACTTTCAACAAACCATTCGTTAATACCTAAACTTGATGGAAACCTTAAGATGAAACGGTTCTGGCGTTTCGGTTCGTAAGGTATCGGCATTTTCATTAATAAATCAGCCATGTTATTTTAATTTTTGTTTTTTTTTGTTGTTTATATCCTATAAATATAGTCTTGTTAAAAATTTTTTCTCTTTACTTTTAATTTGTCGGGATTATAATCTACTTATATTCCTTCTTAACGCCTCCAGCAGTAGAATAAGTTTTAACTATATTATCTGGTTTATCTTTAAAATGTTTACTCATTACTTCTACATTTCTAACATCATCATCTGAGAATCCAATACTAGGTTGCTCTGGAACAAAGTTATTAGATACATCATTTTTAAAAAATGCTCTTTTATTTAAGTCATTTGCCATTTGTTTAATATAAGAAACAAATCCTTCCATAGCACGAACTTTTGCTTCTTCGGGGTTGGCGGCACCTTCTTCATCGTCAAAAGACACTGGATGATATTTGTTAAGGTCTAAATACGACTTGATTAATTCATCGTCCGTCATATCGTCCTCGTCATAAAACGACCTGTATTTTTTAAGGTTCTTAACGAGTTGGTCTTTATCTATACCATTAAATCCGTCAATAATATAATTGTAAACGGCTTGTTTTAAAGTGTTGGGGTTATGACCTCTTGCCGTGATGATGGAAAATATTGAACCATTATTAATTGCTTCTCTAAAATCATTAAACGCTGGTCCAAGTTTTGCTCTCATCGCATCGACCAAGAAATCTTTATCACCTTCAGTTCTAAAATTTTTAAAAGGGTCTTCACCGAATCCAACAATAGTATCTCCGTTATATTCAAAATCTTCTTTTCCGATTATACTTCTGTATTCGGCAAAATCATCAGTACTCATACCAACTTCGTCACCATCTTCAGTTTTTAATATTATCTTTGTTGGCATATGGACAATATTATCATCCCAATCAAAAGCATAATATTTCATATCTGGTGTTCCCTCACCTTTAAATCCCTCTCTAAGTTGTCTTTTCATATTTGGCAAATAAAGGGGGTATGATTAGTACCCCCGTTAAGTTTATTAAATATTCTCAAACGAAGCTCCTGTTGGAGTGATGAAGAATTCGATATCGATGAATTCTAACGCCTTCGTAGGTTTTAAGTAGATTTTACCTGTTAATGTATTTCTATCTAAGTCTTCAGGTGAAGATGATACAGTTACACGGAAATCGTATAAACCTCTGTCTCTTCTGATTGAATCTAAGATAGGGTTAACACTATCCAAGAATTGTTGTCTAACAATTTGGTCGTTTTGTTCGAACAATAATCTTACAGCTACTGCGGAAATCAACTTACGAGCCTGAAGTAATAATCTTCTTACGTTCAATCTGTTAAGTGCTGTGTCAGCAACTTGTAATGTTTTATTACCCCAAATTACAGTTCCAACATCAGAGAAAGTTGCGATAGGGTTAATTCTACCTTGATACAATGTATCTCTATCTGTTTGTGTAAGTTTTTGTCTAGCTTTGATTGAATTAACAAGACCTCTTGTGTAACCCGCTGATGCGAACCATGGGAATGAAATGTTATCGGTCAATGCCAAGTTTCTACAAACTTCACCTGTTGGTGGTAAATAGATTTGTGTGTTATTAACAGTATCACGAACTAAAATCCAAGGATAGTAAGTCGCTGTGTAGTTAGAGTCAATTCCTGTATTATCCAAGTTGTCAACCGCTTCCTGTGAGTAGATAACATCTAAAGAGTTAGTTGAGTCTGGTGTATACATTCTATAGTCAGGTGTTGTTGCAATATAAACAGAATCAGCTCTTGAGTATTGAACCATATCAATTGCTTCCTCAACTAGGTTTGAGTTGTTTACATAGTCAATACTCGCAGTTGCAAATACATTTATATTTGTAGCTTCAGGGTTTGCAAATGTTAAGATACCAAGTAAGTATGCGTAGTAGTCAGTGTTTGCAAAATCCTGAGTATTGTTTTGAACAACAATTCTCTTAAACATACCGTCACCTGTTGCAGTTGGGTATCTTGATGAAGGATATGCTCCAGCCAAATAACCTGATGCCCCTAATTGGAATCTATCTTCGTTAGTTCTCCACTCTCTGTAGATATCCCAACCATCAAATCCACCTGCAAAACATACTGTATATTTTCTTGAGTAGATGAAGTAGTATGGGTTTTCTTGAGTTTCAGGGTCATTTCTAAAATCCGCAGTACCACATTCAAATGCTGTTTGTCCACTTGACATTGAAGTATTTGAAATAGTTACAACAGTCGCTCCTGAGTCCATGTGGAAACCTTTACTTAATACATTCCATTTAATTGAATCTGTTGCAGTTTCCCAACCTGTTTGTGGGTTTTGTTTTCCTTTATAAGTTAAGAATGATTCATCAATACCATATTGAGTTGAGAAACCTAAATACGCTCTTCTTACAATATCACCTGGAGACTCAATAGAATTTGAACCTCCTGTTGCAGTACCAAATGGTGGATTAGCAATAACTTCACCAGGGTAGTCATATTTTGTTTTGTATTTAGGGTAAGGTGATGGATATACCGCAACATCTTCATATTCTCTTTGTGTATATCCGTAGAATCCACAAGGAATTGCGTCGATTGGTGCCTCATCCGCCATCTCAACCATTATATACTTTGAAATTAATGCGAATTCACCGTTAGATGAACCTATCTTTTTAGCGATGAAATTATTTGATGCTGGGTCCAAATTACAATTTGTGAATTTTTCAATTACAACAGGATTAGCATCAGTATCAAAGAAATTTCTAACCAATACATCAAACGACATATTGTTAAATGATAAGTTTGCGATTGAAACTTTAATTTCAGTGTTTGCAGAATCACCGTCAGAAATTGAAATAAATTTAAATAAGTTATAAACTTTATTACCTCTTAATTCAGAAACTAAGAATGGTGTTTCAGGTGATTGATATTTTTCTAAATTCCATGCGATTGATTGACTTGACTGACTTCTTGCATCAGGTAGTGCAATTAATTGAGAATTTAAACCTCTGATGTAACCTTGATTATAAGCATAATTTAAACTTCCTTGGTAAACCTCCTCAACAAAAATCGGAACTTCAAATCTTGATTTTCCGAAATTATCAACACCTAAAACTTTAGTTAAGTATTTTGACGATGATGCCAACAATGAAGTCTCAAATGAGAATGTGTCATTATCTCTAGTAATACCTGATAGTAAGAAAGTTGCGAATGGTGAATCTGTAATACCTGAGTATTGACCAGTACTTATAAGTTGTAAATCTGTAAGACCACTTACTTGATAAACAGGTCCGTGATTTTCACTTGTTGAACTATTACTATATAATGAAATACCTCTTGAACGAAGTGTTCCAACAACCATGTTATTAAACTCAGTATAAGCAGTACCTGTGAAAGTATAAGATTCACCTGTAATTACACCTGTAAATACACCTGTTCCACCTGTACTTAAACTACTTACAGAATAATAGAAAGAATAACCTGTATATGCATTTCCACTTGAGATGTCAAAGTTTGCGTAAAACCATGGGTCATTTGATGAAGATGATAAATCATTATCATTAAATGTGTTAACACAATTGTATGGGTCAGTAACCGCATTGTATGTTGCAACTAAAGTATCGTAATCTGCGTTTGGTATTGCACCGTAAACAACTGAAGTAGTTGCCGATAATGATGGTGTATCTAATATATTACCTAAAGTCGTATTGAAATCAGATTGTAGTGTAGATGTAGAACCATCACTTAATCTATATTGTGTATTCAAATTTACTTGCACTTGTGCAGGTAATTGACTAATATTAGTGAATGAGATAGTACTACCTGAAGAATATCCTGTAAATGTGGCACTAAAGGTAGTTGCGTTTGATGGGTTACCAATAGTCGTTGGGTCAACGTTGGCGATTAAGGATAAACTCCAAGATGGACCCGCATCATAACCCGACAAACCTAATACTCTCGTAACAAACAATTGGTTTGATTGTTGCAAGTATGATTTAGCAATGTATGCTGCCTCATATTTTGGGATTTGGGTGTTATAAAATTTAACGGGTTCGGTTCCGCCAAAGTAGGCTTGGAACTCGTCGTAGTTAGTTATGAATACTGGTTCGAACGCTGGACCTTTTAAAGTCTCACCAACAATACCTAATGTAGTTACCCCAACGCTCTGAGCTACAAATGATAAGTCGGTTTCAGATGTGTATACGCCTGGTGATACGAATACTTTTTGATTTACTTGTGTTGCCATTATTAAATTATTCTGTTACAGATTTATTTTATTGATAAATATTAGAGATTTTACGAAAAAACTTTACTTTTGGATAAGTATTTATAAACGGTATGAATTAATTCTACCTTTTTTCTACCTATGAAAATCAAGAAAGAAATAAAGAACATTAAAATATCCCCTGAATCACATGATATCCTAAAAAAGTATTGTGATAAGCGTGGAATAAAGATTTATAAGTTTTTGGAAAATTTGATTTTTGAAAACTGTAAAGAAAAGAAAGATATCTATGGGGAAGATTAAACTAATTTGTTTTCGTATTTCACAACTGCTTCTTGAGTATTGTCATTTTTTGTAACTTCGATTCGTAATACATCGTTTGTGGTAATTTCAATTCTTTGTAAATCACTACCATAATAATCACCATTAATATAGACATCAAACGTATCAACATTATCAGTTGATATTAAACTCATATTCGCAGTAAAATCAATTATATCGGTTAAAATCGTGTTACCTGAAACAAATAAAAACGGCATTTCAAATTCATCAGGATTTTCAGGAAATTTGTTTCTTCTTTGTTTTCTTGTTGAAGTATCAAGTTCAATAAGTTGGGTAACCCTTTGAATTGCAGGTTTTACTTCAAACTCTTCTTCATCAATTAGGTAACCTAACATGGTAAAGTCATAACTTTGAACATAATACTTTCTTGAATCCATATTCAATTGAGATTCATCAGAAACATTATTTAATATAATTGGGACATATTGACCTTTAATAAAGGTGTAAGCTTGTCTTGATGAAAAAGTTTGCATTACAATTTTATTTAATTGGTTCAACTCTCTCATTCTGTTGCAAATAATTTTAACTTGATAGTTGATGTCAACAGGTACAGGTTGTGGAATTGTGTAAATGTCCATTCCTTGTTCGTTTCCATTCCAAGTCGGAACAGAAGCATAATAAAATTGTTTTCTGTTTGGTATTGTATATTGAAGTGATGGGTTGCTACCATACTTAACTTCAGGCGTTCTAACTACTGTAATAAATGGTGGGGATGCGTTATAATCTAAATCCACAAATTGCCATGTCTCCAAGTATTGAGTCCAATTTTGAGTTGTAATGATAATATCTAATAAAGGGACAACTTTACCTGCAGTTACAACTTCAAGGTCTGTTTTAACAAAATCAAGCATACCTCTATCCAAGTCGGCATGTAAAACTGACTTAGGTAAATAAGTTCCATCCTCTTTAATATATTCTAAAAGTTGTTCTCTTCTTTCAGACAAAACTTTTTTTGGTACTAAAGGTAAGGTAGGTTTGACTATTGTTCTTGGTAGCGGCATTATTCTTTTGTTACAAATATTTTATCTCTTAAGTTGGCAAGCACTACTTCTTTAGCCGAGTATATTGGTTCACTTGTTGATTTATATATAAATGAATCATATTCATTGGGATAGTAAGTTACCGTAATATTTGAATTTGGGTTTGGTATGTCATCACAAGGATATTCACAATAATCCATTAATGTTCCAATTACAAATGCGTGAACATTTTTTTGTTTCTCTCTTTTAACCCTTTCATTTCCACCCTTTCTCACTCTAAATTCAACATCATCTAATTTAACATAGTCGGCATGCATAATTACTTTACTCTTATATGTTATGGAGAATGTGTGTTTGTGTAAGTTGTAATATACCATTACTTTTTTACCCAAAAATAAATTATCGAATTGTGATTCTGTTATTATTACTTGCATTATATTCCTCTAAATTCGTTTTCACTTACCCATGTTGCGGTAATTGTTCTATAGAACGGTTTGTACCCACCGTAAGTGTGTTTATTATCTGACTTAACATATCCATCATCACTGACAACATAATATCTAACTCGGTCTTCACTTTCGTAATATCCAAAATAATCGCCCATCCATATCTCAACCCCTAAATCATCAAGAGTTTTTTGATAAACCGAAAACTTCATACTTCCTGGTTCTTGAATCTCAACTCTTGAATTACCATAGAACTTATTGGTTGGTGCCATAACTTGAACCAAACCTTTTATTTCTACAGGTGCCATGAATTGAACTCCGTCTTCAACTACTTCACCGTATACTGAATCCTTTTTGGTTTTGTAACGGTCAATACGATATAAAACCACTGTAAAGTTCATATCACCTTCTAACCACTCTTGTCCCATCCCAACATCAAGGTCATAATCCTCACCTCCGAAGAACATACCCAATCTTGTAATTGGAACTAACTTTTCTGATGTCTTTTTCATATATTGATAAATACCTAAACTTTTACTATATTTAAGATAAAATTTACGAATATTAAATGAGTGATGTTAGTTTAGAGTCAAAAGCGATGACGATACTTGAATCTTATGAAGGATTCAATAACTATATCTTGGAATTAAAACGCAAATCACAAATCAATAAAAAGTTTTATCCGACACGAAGTCAATCAGAATACATTATTAATTTCCACGACCAAAAACCAAAGGTTGCTAAGAAGTGGGTTATCCTTGACGCATACTTCGCTCAAAAATTAGCCGATGATAAATTGTATACTGAAATACCACAGAAAGTGTGGGTGGAGAAGTTATTGGCGGATAAAGAAAAGGCATATCACATTTGGGGTAGGATTTTAGAAACTGAAGAATTACACGATTTTTGGTTACCGAAAGCGGCAATCATTAAGGATAATTCAGTCAAAGACGTGGTAATTGATTATTCAAAGTATTCACACCGACCACCACTTGAACACCAAAAAGAAGCAATCCAAAAATTAGTTGAGAACAAAAAGTTTATCCTTGCCGATGACATGGGTCTTGGTAAAACAACTTCAACAATTATTGCGGCATTAGAATCAGGTTCAAAAAAAGTATTAATTATTTGTCCTGCAACATTAAAGATTAACTGGAAACGTGAGATTGAAAACTATTCAGACAAATCAATTTATATCGCTGAAAGTAAAAACTTTAGTACCGAAGCAGATTTTGTAATTATAAACTACGACATAATAAAAAATTTCCATGACACTAAAAAGAAAGATGACTCTCAAGTTCTTGCTGCCAATTTTGATTTGGTCATTGTCGATGAAGCACACTATATCAAAAATGCTACGGCTCAAAGAACGAAACTAATTAACGACATCGTTAAAAAAACTGAACGACTTTGGTTGTTGACGGGGACACCGATGACATCAAGACCAATAGATTATTTCAACTTATTAAGTATTATTGATTCTCCTGTGGCAAAGAATTGGATGGCTTACGCAATCCGTTATTGTTCAGGGTACCAATTCAAAGTTGGAAATAGAAAAGTTTGGAACGTAACAGGAGCATCTAACTTGGAGGAATTAAGAGACCGAACTGTTGGTCTTACATTAAGAAGACTAAAAGAAAACGTACTTGACTTACCTGACAAGATTATCACACCAGTATATTTAAGATTGAAGTCGAAAGAATATGAAAATGTAATGGGTGAGTATTACGATTGGTACGACAAGAACCCTGAAGAATCAAAATCACTTACAGTTCAGTTCACTAAACTTACAAAAGTTCGACAAATCATAGCCGATGAAAAAATTAAGCAAACTATTGAACTCGCTGAAAACATTCTTGAACAAGACAAGAAAGTTATTATTTTCTGTAATTTCACTGATTCCTTAAATAAAATTACAGAACACTTTGGTAAGTCGGCAGTTAAACTTGATGGTTCTATGTCAAAACCTGAAAGACAAAACTCAGTTGACCAATTCCAAGACAACCCCAAGGTTAAAGTATTTGTGGGTAACATCAAAGCGGCTGGTGTAGGTATTACACTAACCGCAGCTGAAGCTGTTATTATGAATGACTTATCATTCCTTCCATCTGACCACGCACAGGCTGAAGACCGAGCTTATCGTTATGGACAAAAAAATAATGTTTTGGTTTATTACCCAATATTCGAAAACACAATTGAAGGTATCATCTACGATATCTTAAATAACAAAAAACAAGTTATTGCGACGGTCATGGGAGACAACCAACACCCCGCAGATATGGCAGAAGAAATACTACAAAGAATCAACGAACTGCGACATTAACGAACTACGGATTATTTATATACAACGGATAATCCAAAACTATGAAAAAAACAGAAGCGAAAATCCAACAACTAGAGTTACAGATACTTGAAAATCACGTAACCAAAGAAAAAGAGTTGTTGATTACAGAAATGAAGAAAATCGGAATAGAAAAACTACCTTATTCCTACTCAGCCCTCAAACAGTTTATTGACCCTGAAACCATGAGTTTTCACTACAATAAACACTACAAAGGGTATGTCGATAAACTAAACGACGCATTATCAAAGAAAAAATACGGGGATTTAGATTTAGAAAAAATCATCAAAACAATCAGTCGTTTTGATAAAACAATTCGAAACAACGCAGGTGGAGCATTTAATCACGCTTTGTTTTGGAACATGTTAACTCCCGAACCCAAAAAACTTACTGGTGAACTTTACAAAAAGATTACAAAACAGTGGGGGACATTTACAAACTTTAAAAAAGAATTTGAAAAAGTTGCCAAAGAAAGATTTGGTTCAGGTTGGGTGTGGTTAGTTTTGACATCTCGAAACACCTTGAAAATTATGTCGACCCCAAACCAAGACAATCCATTAATGAATGTGATTGAAGGTGGGGGATTTCCGTTATTAGGTTTGGACCTATGGGAACATGCATACTATTTGAAGTATAGAAACAAAAGAGATGAATATATTTTAAACTTTTGGAAAGTTGTGAATTGGGACTTTGTTACTAAAATGTATGAAATGAAAATTGAAACTAAATTATTAGAGTCGACAAAGATGAAACAAGTTATTAGTGAAGGTAAATCTGAAATGTGTTCCAAGTCTGAAACAGAATTTTACAGAATGTTATTCAATGTAAACCAAGAAGTTAAATGGACTTACATGAATGGTATTAATAGAATCCTTAGAGATGCGTTTAGTGAAAACTTTATTGAAAAACCTGACAACAATCAATTATCGGGTGTCTACGATTTAGAAGGTACTGGTAGGTCGGTGATTAATAAATTGAATACGAATTACACAACGTTCTGTATTTTATTGAGAGATTTGAATCAAGTCATCTCAAAGATTCCAAACAAACAACCAATCAGTTTTACAGACAAAACTCCTGCAGAACAAAAGAAAGAAGTCGAAAGATTTATAAGTGCATTGAATTACTTTAAAGATAGAATCTTTGATAAAGACAGTTCAACCCTTCACAACATATTAAGAGTCTTAACTGAAAAAGATAAGGCGGGTAGTAAAAGAGAAGAAATCACCGCATCAATTCTTAAAAGATTTTTTGGTAAATCCGCCAAAGTTGAATTGGTTGGTGAGTTAGGAAATAAGAAAGACGCAATACAAGGTGTAGATTTAGAAATAATTAAAGACGGTAAGTTATATACCGCTCAAGTTAAACCATTCAGAGAAATGAAAGAAACTGAAGATGGGATTTCTTTAGAGGGTACCGCAAGTGTTAAATTATATAAGACGGATTGGATGGTATTCCAACGAGGTAAGAACGTTTTAGTGTTCGACCAAAAACCAAAAATAGTTGATGGTAATTTTCTTTTCCCGTCTGACTCACTTTTATATAACATATAATAAACTAAAAGATATTTATTAGCATGTCAGTTATACCAGAACCAGAAAGGTCAAAAATTTATACAAGAGTAAAGCATCTCTTGGGAGCTCCATTACGTAGTGTTGAAGTCACTGACGAAATGATGGATTCTTTAATGGAATTATCTATTCAGGATTACGAACAGTATATCTTGAATTGGTTGATTGATAGTCAGTGGGTTAACTTGGTTAATCTTAACATGACTGAGAAATCTGTTGCTCAAGCGTTAATCACAAGAACTATGGACTTTGAACAACAGTTCTCATATTCATATTCTAAAATTGTTGGTCTTCAGACACAAGGTCCTTGGGTCTTGAAAAAGGACTATATTGTTCTTGAAAGAGACAAACAAAACTATGAAATCCCTGCTGGTCGTGAAATCAATGAAGTGTTATGGTTTAGTAATCAACCATGGACCGCCTTTGGTATGGGTGGTATTGGTGGATTTGGTGGTGTAGGTCTTGGGGCTAAAGAAGCAGGATTTGCTCAAATGGGTTATCAAGGTTCTTACTTCATGATGTCAGGTTTTGATTATCTAATCAGAATGCAAGAGGCAAACATCTTAAATAGAATTTTAGGTGGTTCTTTAACTTATAGAATCACAGCATTACCTGACGGTAAAAAAGATTTACAACTATACAACGCACCTGGTAATAACTTTAACTGGAGTCAGTATAGTAATTATGTTGGTAAAGCGGTATGGTATTGGTATTATGATGTAACACCTGATAGTAGAGCAGATTGTTTAAAGAACAATCCTGACGTAATTAAAATGCCAAACGAAGTTCCTTTAGAAGAAATGACTTGGACTGATTTAAATGTTCCTGCACAACAATGGGTAAGAAGATGGTTTACCGCTTATGTAAAAGAAACATTAGGTCGTGTTAGAGGAAAATATAGTGGTAATTTAAAAACTCCTGACTCGGAACTACAGATGGATTATACAAGTCTATTGACGGAAGGTAAGGATGAAAAAACAAAATTAATTGAAGAACTTACAGGTGCTGAAGGATGGTTAACCAGATTAAGACCTGAAAAAGTTATGGAGAAAGAAGCATTACTTGCTGAAAACTTGAATAAACAAATGAAGTTTAGAGCAATGCCTCGTCAAATATACGTAATATAATTTATGGCAATTATTAGAACAATACCGTCCACAAGATTAATCAATGGTGAGATTCTTGAAACATCGGAAATTTCAATCGTATCTGAAAAAGAATACAGAACAAACGGTGAAGCGTGTGTTATTATTAGAAACGTACAAGAATCAACAGTAATATTGGATTCAAAAACAACAGACCACGTTGTAGTTAAATCCATGACATTACTAACAATCAAACCAGATATCGGTAAAATTGATGAAGATTACGATGAAATCGTTGCGGACAAATATTCTTGTATTGAGTTTAGATTCTGTGCAGGAAATTGGTATATCCTATCATCAGACGGTCTCAAGAATTCCTAATTTTTCTTTCCAATCTGCTTCAGCAAAATCATACATGTAGTCTGGTTCAAGACCTCGTTTTTCCCAATATTTCAATTCTTGTTCAGTAATATCAAGTACGTCTTCTTGTAGTCTATCTTGGTCACCTTCACCTAATGGATGTCCATTGATAAGTTCACATTGTGATTTAGTGAAGATACCTCTTTTTTCAGGGTCATTAACAATTAAGTTATTTCTTACCTCATCTTGGAATACAACCATTAATGGTTCCATTCTTTTGTTAAATGTGGTAATCGCTCTTGGTACATTGTAATCACCTGTTAAGTTTGGATTGTTTTCCAAGATGTCCTTACTCAACATATAACAGTTAATCTGAACACCATCACCTTTTTTCTGAACATCACCATGAGATGCCTTCAAACCATTATTTACATACATGATAACATCCCCAAGATTTACTGCAAGGTTTTCTTGTAGTGCAAGTTCCATGTGAGCCATTCTACTCATACTATTACCCGCCTTAGTTTTTGTGGTTAATCGTTTCTTATAATCATCAAGAGTCAACTTAACCTTAGCTCGTTGTGCAATCTTACTTAATGGAATTTGTTTGTCAAAAATCTTTTGTAGGTATTCGTAGTAGTATTCAACAAATGCCTGACCATCACCTTCTAACAACATCTTAATACCTTTGTCCAAGAACTCCTCGATATAGATTGGAAGTTTCTTTGACTTGATACTGTTACCTGTCAATTTGATTTTACCCTTGGCATCCATAACCGCATAGTTCTTACGAGCCAAGTTAATACATGAAGGCCAAACACCATCCGTATCGAGTGCCATCTCACCTCTCATGAAGATATCGTTATACTCGGCAACGTCAGCTTCGGGACCATAATATTCTTTACCCTCTTTAACTTTCCAATTCAATCCACGACCAACATATACTCTGTCTTTAGCGTCGTCAGGAGTCGAGAAGTTCACACCGTCCGTATCCATTACCAATGGAACATATCCTTTCGTCATAAAGAACTTAATCATTTGACGAAGGTATTGTCTACCTGTACAAGTAATTTGTTCTCCCATATACATGTCACCCCAAGCAAATACCTGTGGTGCTGACAACGCACCGAACATCGAGTTGATGAAAATCTTAATCGGTAATTGTTTGTTACCGTATGACTCTGATTTCTTACGGTCAGTATCATAGTATTGTTCCGCAAGTTGTTTGTACTTGATACGAGTATCACGGAAATACTTTAACATTCCTTTCATCGCACCTGTAACATCACACTTAGGGAATACATCATGTACCAACTGAATAGATGGATACAGAGACGAGAAGTCGAGCTTAAGTACGTTCTTACTATAACCAACCTTAAGTAGTCGTGAAAGACCTCCTACGAAGTCTGTCTTACCCTGTTTAGCGGGGATTGCAAGTCCGTGTTTGTAAGACCAAGCCAACATCAACATTTTCCATAATGTGGCGGTACCCATGGTTGAAACCCTTTCATATGTTGTTGGAATCATCGCCGCCAACAAGAACGAACCTTGGTTGAACTCTTGGTCAACCTTTAGGGTTTCATCTAAGTCATCGTCAAGATACATCTCGACAATCTTATCACCTGTAACTTTTTTGTAGACGTTAGGGAATTTAATATCTAAGTTATCGTATTCAGGATTGTCAGCTTTTTTGTATTTACCGTTCTGAGTATTTAACCAAAACTCTTCTTTGTTAAGATATAACTTACCGATGTTATCGTGTTCTATATAAACACGACTCGGTGATTCAGCATTGATGTACTTGGTAATGTATTTCAAACCTGCCGCTTTGATACTTGAATTGATTGCCTGAGCTCTACGAACTGCGTGGATAATATCAATTACATTATATCCCCAAATTGAAGTTTGAGTATATGTCTCTACCTCGTTGGCAAGTTTCAACATCCCGTCTTTTCTTGTAAATGAATGTTGGGGGTGTAGAGATTTACAAATCTTTTTTGGGTCAAGTCCCAAGATTTTACAACGTTCAAATATCCAATGCCAGTCAAAGTTCGCCGAGTTATATCCACCAATGATACTTGGTTTTAATTCGTCAATTACTCGGAAGAATTCGATAATCGCATTTCGTTCTTCAGATTCATCGAAACATTCAATAACTCTGTGGTATCCTTTATTTGTTTTAATTCCAATCATGAATATACGACCGTCCTGTGGTTCAAGAGAGGTCGTCTCCAAGTCATATACGAGTCGGGTGACTTCATCGTAGTTCTCGAATCCCTTAAATAGTCGTTTTTCTTTTGAGATGAGGTATTGTTCTACAGGTGGGAGGATAATAATTTTATCCTTCGTTTTTTCTCCCCATGGGTCACATCCACCTTCTCTAAAGAATTGGATAAGTTCACGATAACCTTTAAGAGATTTAACCATAAAGGTCATACCCTTTTCTAATCGCTCATCACCATGAGTTTCCAATTTGTCAATCATGATACCATGTTTGGTCATGGCTTCCTTTTGAGCGGCTTTGGAACCACCGTAAAAGTTGATATTGCGTAAATCACCTACCCAAGCGAATGGGGTAAATGTATCCTTACGGATTTCTTTTCCTTTACCAGGAATTTCTTTTATTTTGTAAATGGAGTTGGATGCGTAGTCAAATTCGATTGCTACAATAAATTCTTCAGGGTCATTACCATGTAAGAATGATTCAATTTCTTCGTTAGATATCATAATATTAATTTCGTTGGTTTATTAGCTTTCACACCATCGTGAAATTTACCTTCGTAAATAAATATAAATGAAATAACGAATTAATCAAATTAACAACAAGCAGTTTCTGAAATAAAACTTGGTTGGACGTTAATATACAATTCCTCTCTAATTGGGAGAATTAAATTACCCTCATCGTTCTTAATTAAGAATTGACCAACGTATCTACCAGGTTCGTCCGTATCTCTTGAACTAAACTTGAAATAGATGTAATATTCAGGTGCAGCACCTAATGGTAGGATAAGTGAAACGATTTCACAAGGTGCAGATACTATTTTAGGAATTTCGGTTTCAACATTAATCATTGTAAAGAAAATAGTAGAAACTTCCAAGTCCTGCATTAGTTCCAAGTAACCAGCTCTACCATCTTTTACTACTTGCATTTTTAATACAGGTAGCGTCGCATTTTGTTTAATAAAGAATTCCATAACAATAAATATATTGTTAAGACTCTTTTCTTAAACTTCTTTCATAATGTTCAAATCTATCGTGTTCTGTTGGTGTCATCAGTAACAATCCAGGGTATAACTCACCTTTCTTAACCAACTGATACATATGACTCATCCAAGTCTGTTCAAATGGATGACCCCATGTTGTATCTAAAAACATTTTTTGATTTCCTGTTCTTGTAACTATCTGAGGCCAATTACAATAATAAACTTCACCTGTCACATATGGTATTCCTTGAAACGAATTAATTGAATCGTATACGGCTCTTGGAGCATTTGGGTCCAACCCTTGAACAGGTAATCTATTTTTGCCAGGCCAAAATTGCTCTCTAACATTTTGAGGTACATTATACCAAGACCATTGGGTTCCGTTGTCACCAAAAAATTCACTGTAATTAAGTTTTAAGAAATCAAAGTTTTCTTTTTTAACAATCTGTAATGTCTTTGAATATAAATTTGGGACGTATCTGTTAAAACCATTACGACATACCTCACCTTCGTGTGGGTAGAAAAACATATCATCTTCAAAGAACAAATAGAAGTCTAAATCAGTTTCATTTTGAAAATGTTCTGCAATCCATTGACGACCGCCACAAATACCTAAATTATCTTTTTTAATATGTTCAAATCCATATTCTTCACATAACTCAGCATAATCGTCAAATGTTGATTTATCACTGGAGTTATCTAATAAAAACTTTTTAGTTTTTAATAAATAATCTTTATCATACGCCTCCATTGACTCAATTAGAGTTAAGAATTGTTTTGGACTATTAAAAGTAATAACATATAAACCAACTTTATTCACATCTAAAGAATTTGTAGTCCCTCTAATATTTTCTGATTTAGCAACTAAGTTATTGTTTTTTAAATCTTCGAAAAACTTACCAACTAATCCGTTTGGTTCAATTTCAAAATAGTTAATTAAATCAGAATGTTTGTAACACATGATACTAAAGATTGATTCTTCAGTTCCCATGTAACCCTCATCTAACGTTGTCTTTAGTAAATTATAATATATTCCATTAATATCCGCAATTGAATGTTTTGGACCACCAAAAAACCCACCACGAGCAACTTTATTTACCTTTGCTCCCGCAAGAGAATTTAATTTATTATATTCAAATCCATGAATTTCTCTTTCCGCGTCGTATGGGAAACAAATAAATGAAAACTTTGAAATGTATTTTGATAAATTATTAAAAACTTTATCATGGGTAAAATAACCTTGGTGAACGGTATTTGTTAATCCTCCATCAATCCAAAACATATATTCAGAATCAAATCTGTCCATAATTTTTGCATCATGTAATAAGAATACTTTGGACATTACTAATGGATTATAATTTTCTAATCTACCTTGAGTCGATTCTTTTAACCATCCTGCCAAGTTTTGCCAGTTTTCATCAGTTCTGATAGACTGAATCTTATCAAAAAATTCAGAATCAGTGAACCAAGATAATGGTCTTAAAACAAATTGGGTGTTGTCCGAACTACGTCTTTCAAATACAAACTTTTGAAGTTCTTCATCACCAAAAATTATCATATTCTCCTCACACTTTAAAAGTTGTTCGAACTTATCTAAATAATGTTGGAATGGTCTTGACCATCCTTCTGATAATTCACCTCTACCGATGTCCCAAATTCCTGTTACTAATGTTATATTACTCATAGATTCTGTTAAATTCTTCTAATATTCTAAAAAAGCTTTTATTTACTGTGAACATTTCATCCGTCACTCCTGCGGGTGCATTATCTCTACACCACCAAATGTCAAAATGTTTACGTTCAAACAATTCACGATGATTTACATACATGAGACTCATAACTTGTTCTTCATGTGGAAGACCCTCATCCTCAGTTAAAATGTCACTAACATATTTCTCAAACAAAGTTACAACCTCATCCCATTTATCTCTATGACCACCAAACATACCACCAATGATGTGAATACTTCTATCAAACTCTTTATACCATTTTGGGTCAACAGTTCCCGACCAATAGTTTCGGTCGTTCTCTTTACCAAGAAGTAAAAACTTATCGTTAGTGTCGGTTATCACGTTTTTAAGAAATTCATTATTGAATAGAGTACTTTCATAATATCTCGCTTGAGGATGTTCTCCAACAAGATATTTGTTTGGTATTAAACCACAATGTGAAAGACCAGCATCAATCCAATAATAGTAGTCGTAAGATTTATCTTCGTTCCACCACCAATGGAATTTAGAGTATTGAATCTCAATACATCTATCTCCTTGTTTAATTTGGTCTACATTTTTTCTTAATTTGATTAAATCCCTGAATTTTGTTTCAGAAATGTCAAATATTTGAAATTTTAATTTTTCAGGTGAGATTGAGTGTTCGTCGTAAAAGAAAGACTTTAACGATTCGATTTCACGGTCTGATGTATAACATAGGAAATCTGCGTCGGTCATCTTTAACAATGAAAGAAGACTATATCTGTAATGACCATTTCTACCTACCCTACCACCGAATTCTGTTCCGTGTAAATCACTGTATATTGATGTGATAAATTTAACTGACATATGTAAATTCTTTGTGTTGTTTATTTTTTTTCATTTCATCGGTTAGTGTTCCATGTAAATACTCTGAAGGTATCTTACAAGGACTGTATAAATTCCAATTATATGTTTGAGTATAAAAATTATTGTATTGTCCTTGAGACACATCAGACCAACTACTCATTTGAGGAGCAATTGGTAAAATTGGACAATAACTTTGTTTTAATGGGAGAATAAATTGATAGATGAAATCATCAATTGCATAATAATTTAAATTTTCAGGAATCTCCATTTTAAGAACTTCGTCGTATATTGACTCATGATATAATATCATATTTGTTGCAAATATACCCCTTTCGTGTTCTTTTTTTGGAGGTAAGTTTGTTATGTCTAAAAACAATGGTTGTTCTTCACTACGATTAACAGGTCGATTTAATGTTGGTGCAAAATTAATTATACCGAAATCAAACTCACCAGTTTCAGTTTCAATCTTATTAATTAAATCTTTTGAATATGGTAAGAAGGTACAATCATCTTCTATTACCAAAACTGATTTATATCCACGTTCTTTAGCGATTTTAATAATTTCAGTATGAGACAAAGTACATCCACCATGATGATTTAAATCAACCGCTTTAAACAATTCATAGTCCCAACCCATATAGTCCAATTCTTTTTGGATATGTTCTAATCGGTCAGGTCGTCTTTCTAAATTAACGACAAACTTAGGTATACTTGTGATATTCATTAACTAACGTGGTTGTGGGTTAATCTACCTGTGATTCTATCACACCATCCTTTTGATTCTGAGTGAGGCCATACAACCCAATAAGATGGCATCTCATCTGTTTGGAATTCTCTCCATACTTTACAATATCCATCAGGGTCTCTCATGAAACCTGCAATTTCATTTTTGTCCGCATCTTTTCTAAATAAAGTTTCATCTTTATCGTTATGGAATGCAACAACCCAAAAATCATAATCTGTTTCAGGAACTTGAGAATAACCAATATCAATGCAATGTTTGAACATCATACAGAAACTATCTTTCCATTCTTGTTCGGTTTCAAAATTATATGGGTTTGGTGGATAGTTTTTATCTAATGTGTGTTTGTCGATTGCTCTTTTTGAAAAAAGGATGCCTGTATATTTTTCATAATCAGTTAAGGTTCTAACAGGACCAAAACCATAAGGACCATCATGACCCTCTTGAGTTTCACCATCCATACCAAACAACTTTCTATTTGTTAAATGTGAGTGAGTATTTCGTTGACCCCAAGTTTTGTCATCATCCCACTGTTTTGTTCTACCTTTACGAGTGTACTCATGGTAAACAACAGGGATGTGTGGGTGGAATAAATCGTAACCCCAAGTGTAAGCTCTTGCAGCAATTGAAATCTCTTCTCCGTGGAAATAATATTCAGGGTTGTGTTGAACTTCAGTTGAGAATTGTCCTAATGTAAAACAGAAGTGAGCCGAGTAGAATCTTGCAGTTACAGGTTTTGTCATTTCTCTCCAACCTGGAATTGTTTCAGGTAAGAAGAACACCGCACCTTCAGGAATAAAACGGTCAAACACCATTCTCCAAGCGTCTTGAGCTCTCCCTGCAGGGTCATTTTCGGGGTCAAAAGAAGGAACGTAGCCCGTAAGTAGAGGCTTCTTATACCCGTCCTTCTGTAACCCCTTTATCATTTTGATAAGGATATCATCCCAATCCTTAACAAATCTCATGTGAGAATCAATTTGTAGTGTGTATGTTTCACCCTTGTAAAGTTGTTGAACTTGATGTCTTGCCCAACATACACCTTTGGCATCTTGATAAGGAATATCTAAGATTCTAAATCTTTTGTCTTTTCTGTATTCATCTAAGTTATCAAACCCATCTTCGTCGCTATATTGTCTTGCAATACCGATAACAAGGTTATTTGGTTTCTTGGCATTTGCCAACATGTCTTTAATTGTTGGGACCAACTGTGGGTCTCTGTACGATGCGATTTGAACGAATATTTTCATGTAATAATATTTTATACATAAAAATAAAAAACCCTCCACGAAGGTGAAGGGTTTTTGAGTATATTAATTTTGTTTTTTTAGATACATGCGTTAGGGTCAACTCCAGTAACTTCACCCAATCCTCCTGATACTATGAACGCTGCAGTTCCATTAGAGTAGTATCCGTCAATAACAGGTACTGTTAATGCTGTATCGAAGTATAAGTACTCACCCGCGTTTGGACCAGGTCCTCCTGCTACTGTACCATAGATTGTATTAGGTGCTGAAATAAAGTCAGTACATGCATCATTTGCCGTTGCTCCTGTTCCTAAACTATAAGTGTAATAACCAAATGTTGCCGTTGGTGTTGATGTAACTGTTGGTGTTTGTGTTGTAGTTGTTGTTACTGTTGGAGTTATTGTCGGTGTTAATGTGTTTGTCGGTGTTGGTGTTAAGGTTGTACATAATGAACCAAACCCTGTAGGAACACCAAAGTCATCCAATTCAGTAACATAATTACCATTTTTATAGAAACCACTCAAATCAACAGTTGAATTACCTGTTGGTACATTCCAGAATTCAGTAGATAAATCAAATTGTGGGTTATTACCGTAAATTGTTACTGTTGAGTTATATTGACCACAAGCCTCATCTTGAGTTGTACCAGTATAAACTGTGAAAGCAACTCTAGCAATTGTTGGAGTTGGTGTCGGTGTTGCCGCTGCAGTTCCTGTTTGTGTATTTGTTGGAGTTATACTTGGTGTTGGAGTTACAGGTGAAGTTCCTGTAGGTGTAGGTGTTGGAGTTACTGCCGCAGTTCCTGTGTTAGTTGGTGTTGGGGTTACTGCCGCAGTCCCTGTTTGAGTTTGAGTTATTGTTGGTGTTGGTGTTGGAGTATGAGATGCGGTAACACTTGGTGTCGGTGTATTAGTTGCAGTAACACTTGGTGTTGGTGTATTAGTTGGTGTAACTGATGGGGTCATTGTAGGTGTTGGACTTGGGTAAACAGGTGGGAATACACCTTCATTTACCAATACAATACTACTTTGATATAGTTGTGCAATTGAATACGTGTTATTGATTAACCAAATATTTTTGGTTTGGTTAGGGTACAATTCTACCTGGTATTCCCACATAGAATCATCACATCTTCTATAATTGAAGTTGATTATAGTAGAACCTGTGTTCGTCAAAGTATATTTACTACATGCCATCGTTTTGTTTTCTTTTAATATAAATACTTTATACAGGTTAAAGTTTACAACTAATTATTTTATTTTTTAATTACGGTGTATAACTTGTCCTGATGTCAAGTTTATTTGTTGGTTGAGGTGGAACTAATGAAGAAATATAAAGACCTGTAAATGTATAAGTTCCACTTGCAGTAATTGTTTGAGTATACTGAACTCCATTAGAATCTGTCACAGTAAGGTCAATAGTACCCGATGGAACTGACTGTAAATCAATACCAACCTGAGCAGTATAGTTATTACTCCAATTTGATGTAGTAAATCCTGAATTAAATTGTGAAAATAATAATGGGAATCCATCACCACTTGCGGGTTGTCCAAGAGGTGAGGAACCTGTAACACCTGAAATGGTTACTCCTGTGATTGTACTTGCACTTGAACTATCGTAGTTTTCAACGTAAACAAATGTTGTTGGTTCAGGTAATAAACCTAACGATAATAAAATGGAATTACCATATAATTCATTCATTGTTGACGATGTAAATGTTGATATGTTGGCAACATATGCGTTTATACTCACCAATGTTGCCCCACTAACTTTCTTATAAGCCATCGCACTATAACTTGGTGAAACCCAAGTTGCTAATGATTTAGCTCCTGTTGATGTAGAAATTGGTGTTGCTGGTGTTGTGGTACTACTACCATTTATTGAAATCGAAGTTCCAAATCCGCTATTAGTTAAACCTGAAGTGATTGGATTACTTAACACTTGATTAACCCATATAGTATTACCTGCAAATACAGTACCAACAGTATTTCTTACATTATATGCCGTTAGTTCTGAATGATTAAATCCTGAAGGATATGATGACCATAATCTAGCCCCCGATACAAAGCTACCTCCACTACTCACATAATTATATAATGCGGTACTCAAAGTTGATGAGTATGGACTTCCACTCAATGAATCTATGGTGTACATAACAACTGCATCATAATTCGAAGGTGTTATTCCATCACTACCTGTATAAGATGCGTCTAAAGTAACTGCCGAGAATGTTGATGAATACCCCGTACTACTTAAGTAATTTTGTATTGATATTACTTCATCCGCAGCATTTGGACCTCCAATATATAATACATTAAATGCTGAAGTTGCAGTTGGAGTTGGTGTTGGGGTTGTTGTTGTAGTATTAGTTGGTGTGACCGCAGGTGTTCCCGTATTAGTTGGTGTTGGTGTGACATCAGGTGTTCCCGTATTGGTTGGTGTTGGTGTGACATCAGGTGTTCCTGTATTGGTTGGTGTTGGTGTTACAGACGCAGTCCCTGTGTTAGTTGGAGTTGGTGTGACATCAGGTGTTCCCGTATTGGTTGGTGTTGGTGTTACAGACGCAGTCCCTGTGTTAGTTGGAGTTATTGTAGGGGTTGGTGTTTGAGTTTCAGTTGCCGTTGGAGATGCACCAATTGTACCTGTTGGAGTTGGGGTCGAAGTTTCAGTACTTGTTGGAGTTGGGGTCGAAGTTTCAGTACTTGTTGGAGTTGGTGTTGCACCTGCAGTTCCTGTATTAGTTGGTGTTGGTGTAACATTAGGCGTTCCTGTAACTGTTGCCGTTGGTGTCGGAGTTGATGTTTCAGTTGCGGTTGGGGTTGCCCCTATAGTTGCGGTTGGTGTTGAGGTTGCGTTTGGTGTACCCGAATTTGTTGGTGTATTTGTTGGTGTACTTGTATTCGTAGGAGTAACTGCTGGTGTTCCTGTATTAGTAGGTGTGACTGAAGTAGTCGTAGTTTGTGTTGGGGTATTACTTGGGGTTACACTTGGCGTAGGTGTAGGTGTTGGTGTTACATAAACTGGTGGAAATACACCATTATCCTCCAAAATTAAATTTGTATTATACAATGGAGCGATTGAAAAAGTATCATCCATTAACCAAATATTTTTGGTTTGATTAGGGTATAACTCTACTTGGTATTCCCACATAGAGTCATCACATCTCCTGTAATTAAAGTTTATTACGGTAGTTCCAGTATTTGTTAAAGTATATTTACTACAAGCCATCTTAATTTTTTATTGTTAAATATTTTATATTATAATTGATTCTACCGCAATAGTCCCTCCACTTAAGAAAGTCACTTTTTGACTACTATCCGCAGCATCTAACACAACATTTACAGGAATATTTGTGTAAAGTATTGGATTTCCACCTGTACCACCTGAAAAAGTTAAGTTTTGATTAAAGTTGGTAAATGTAAAATTATTATTTCTACATTGACCTGAAGTATCTAAATCGGCAAATGTTGTACCATTCATCCCATAAGAAATTTTATTATTTATAAAAAAATCTTGAATTACGTTAAACGTAAATAAGTCACCAATCGTATTGTCGTAGAAATATTCTCCAATGTCGTTACCTTGGAATCCATTTCCAATTACATTACCTCTATAGTTTCCGCCTCCGTAACCAAAGTCACTTGCAATTGTATTACTTGTAAAGTAGTCACCAATTTGGTTATATGAAAAATTGGTTGAGATTGTATTACTATAAAACTCGTGTCCGACTTTGTTAAATTGTGTGTTACCTGTAAAAGTATTATTACGGCAACCACTTTGAAATGAATTATGGTCGAAGCTAAAATTTTGAATATTTGCAGCATCACCTATATTATTACTATAGAAATCAGACCCTAAATTATTTTGTGTAACGTTGTGGTAAAAAATATTATTGTAAAGATTTGGTCCACCAGTATTGGTCTGAAAAGACCCGTAGAAAGTGTTTGTATAAACAGAATCACCAAGTACATTATTGTCGAAGTTTTGTTTAATGATGTTACCGTTAAATACATTACCAATTTGATTGTCATCGAAAGTACCCGTAATAGTATTATCAGTGAAATTGGTGCCAATTACGTTTCTCGCAAAACCATAATGAATTAAATTCTGATTAAAATTATTACCAATTTTATTATTAACAAAATCATTATCACTAAAAGTAAAAAAGTTATTTTGGAATCCCCAACCTACTTGATTGAAATCAAAATCTTGTCCATCGTTGTCTCCTAACATATTATAGTCAAAATTACCAACAATGGTATTCCCTTGCATATCACATTCTATAAAGTTGTATGTAAAGTCAGAACCAACTATATTATTATCAAAATTATTTGTTATAATGTTGAATTGGAAAAATGGACCGCAGGTAGAACTAGTCATAAAATTGTCAAACGTGTTACCAACAACATTACCTCCAAATGTCATATCTTCATAGTTACCATTCAAAAACACGTTATTAGACAAAATGAAATCATTATAATTTTGATTATCTCCCAAATATGTGTTGAAGTTTTGATTATTGTTGAATGTGTAATATTCTGAGGAACCTGTATATGACGGTGTAGGTACGTTACATTGGAATGGTGACCTAAGTCCTCCTGAAAGACCTCGTGAATAAAATCTGTTACTTGTAGAATAGAAGGTTGTACCTGTTACTGTCATATTTGTCGCGTCGGCAATGGTTAAGATTTCATAATACGCGAAGCCACCAATAAGATTAGTGCCTGGAGTAAATATACCTAAAATATTACCAACTGAAAAAGTGTTATCAAAATCAGTACCGACTCCAACAACATTACCTGAACCATCTATTGATACCGTACCAGTATAATAATCTTCAGATAAAAATGCTTGATATCTGATAAACTGAACTGCTCTGAAATCGTACTCCGCTCTGTTATTATTTTGGTCAATTCTTTCAGTAATTCTTCCTTTTGCAGGTGAACCTGTTACTTCAGTTGTACTCCACGTAAAATCATATGATATTTTATCTTTAGGATAAAGTGTGGAATATACAGTTGGGGAGAATTCATTTGCTGATATTGCCAACAATAAAATTGGTTCTGTAGTTCCTGTTTTATAATTTCCTGTTGTTATTGCAACACCCTCATTAGTATAATTTGGTTGGTCATAACAAGTTTGGAAATCTGTCATTAAATAATATTGACCAACAACTAAATTACTAGTATTAGATGCTATAGTTAATCCTGAATACGTAGCTTGACTATAGTTAATACCTGAAAAGGCAATGTGATAAGTCGTACCCGCCTCTTCAACTGGGATTAAAAGGTTATTTGTTGTATAATCTAATGCCGTTAATTCACCGATTGTTTTTCCTGTTAGTGCCATAGTTTTTTATTTTATAAATAGTTTTTAAAATTCAAGATATTCGTTAGTACCAACACTCAAATATTCATCATTACCAATTAAAATTGCATTTATAATAATTGGGTCATTTGTTGGTGTTGGTGTTTGAGTTAATGTTGGTGTTGGTGTCTGTGTTGCACAAAGTGAACCAAATCCTACAGGATTACCTTGTGAATCAAGTTGTACCACATAACTAACATTTTTATAATATCCCGTCATGTTAATAGTTGAATCTCCATTCAATACGTTCCAAAATTTTGTTGATAAATCAAACTGAGTATTATTACCATAAATGGTAGTTGACGGGTTAATTTCATTACAAGCGTCGTTTTGTGTAACTCCTGAATAAACCGTAAATGCAATTCTACTATGAGTTGGTGTCGGAGTTGGTGTTAAACCTACAGTTACTGTTGGTGTAACAGTTTGAGTAATGGTTGGTGTTGGAGTATTTGATGTTGTAGTTGTTGGTGTTGGAGTGTTGGATGATGTATTAGTCGGTGTTGGAGTATTAGATGCCGTGTTACTTGGTGTGTTTGTTTGAGTTGGGGTATGACTTGGAGTTACACTTGGTGTTGGAGTATTACTTGCAGTATTGGTTGGAGTTACCGTTGGTGTTGGTAAAGGACAACCACCTAAATACGTAATTGTTCCGTCTCCATCGGCAATTATAATTTCCTCCGCACAGAATATTAATGTTTGGAATACGTCTAAGAAGAAATCAAATACAAATCCGTCACAATCTCTACCAACAAAAGAGGTTTGGTTTGTCACACCACCAAATAATAAGTAAGTTTTACAAATTGAATTAGTGGGTGTTTGAGTATTAGTTGGTGTGTTAGTTGGAGTTGTTGTGTTAGTCGTAGTGACTGTCGGAGTTGTTGTTGGCGTTGACGTGTTAGTCGGAGTAACTGTTGGCGTTTCAGTATTGGTTGGAGTGACGGTCGGAGTTGATGTTTCAGACGCAGTAATACTTGGAGTAATTGACGGTGTTGGCGTGTTACTTGCAGTTGCGGTCGGAGTCAATCCTATGGTTACTGATGGAGTTGGTGTTTGAGTTACAGTTGGAGTTACAGTTGGTGTTTCAGTAGTTGTTGGTGTTGGAGTTAATGTTGAGGTTGGGGACGGACTTAATCCTGGTGTTAATGTTGGTGTTTGAGTATTTGTTGGTGTAGGACTTGGTGTAGGACCTGGTACATTTACTGAATATGTGTATCCATAAGTTGGAACATAACAGTTGTAAATACCATAATAATAGTCGGAAATATAATTAAATGGAAATACTTGGGTACCTAAATCAATCGTACCTCCACTATCAGGAAGATACGTCACTTCTGTGGTCTGACCACTTAAATTATCACTTAAAATTCTTACCCCTATTGCCATGTCTATAAATACGTATTTGTTTTCATTTTAACCACAAATTCCAGTATTAACTACTAATGTTCCTGAAAGTTGTATAAATGTTGCTCCGTCAGATATTGTCGAATTTGCATTTATTGGTGGGATTGTTAATGACATATTACCGTAAACATTATCACCAGGACTTAATTCACTGAAAGGTATTAAAGTATAAATTGTAACATTTGAAGGAGTTGCAAACATGGTTACATCTTGACACACATCTTGATAATAACCTCCACTCCATAAATTATATGTGTAGATAATAACAGGAGTTCTTGTTGGTGTTGGTGTAAATGATGGTGTTGGTGTAACAGTTGGAGTTACAGATGTTTGTGTTGGTGTTGGAGTAATTGATGGAGTTGGCGTTGTTGAAGGACAAAGTCCCATAATTACCACATCCAAAGGAGCCGCATAATCCTCAACATATAAATCATTAGCACAAACGTAACTTGTTTGTAAAGGTTCAACGCCAGTTACACTGACGATACCTGTACATCCTGTCCATCTGTAAAAACCTTCTTGGACATTATTGTAATTTGTTATTCTATAGTAGTCGCAACTCATTTGATTAGATGAATAAACCGTTAAAGGTGACTAAGTTATACTGTAATGAGGTGATATTTTCACCTTCAATACAATTAGATTCGTTAATTGTCACCGTGGTTCCAGGTGATAATGCACCGTACGCGGCAGTAAATGTGTTGTTGTAGAATGTATAGTTATCAGGGTCGGCAACCATAGTTCCCCCTTTATATAATGTAACTCTAATTGTTACAGGATTTGAACCAAGTTCTCCATACCAAAATGCTTTAGAATTCATTACTATTACATTTTCACCAGGATATTGAGATTTAAATTCAATTAAGTCAATTAACACGGATTCAAATCCTGTACCCGTATTATCTCCACCCCATGTTAAAATTGGATTACCCGTTGTTGGCCATTGTTCAGAACAACACCAACCAATAGAGTCAGTCAATGTTGTTTGACCTATATCAGGTACAGTAACTTTTGTTCTTGTATCTAAATCTATACCGTCAGTAAACGCATAAGTTAATACGATATAATCGGCATCAAATGTGAAACCACCAGGTACAAATGGTATTGAAGTTGGAGTTGGTGTTAGAGTTGGTGTAGGGGTTTGAGTTACTCCATTTGTTGGAGTTGGTGTAGGTGTTGGAGGAATAGTTGGAGTTGGTGTAGGTGTTGGAGGAATAGTTGGTGTGGGTGTAGGTGAACTAGTTTGTGTTGGTGTTGGATTAATTAATTCGTAATACAAATCATTCGCAGGAATACTAATATAATGCAAATCATTTGAAGGTATGAATATTCTACAATTAGGGCAATCAGGGTCTAATAGATTGTATTTTAATTTTAATAATCTAAAGTTGTGTTTGATTTGAGACGCGTTTAATGGTTCGGTATACATTCTAAATGCACTAACGTCACCAATCATACTACCACCAAAATATTCTTCTAATTTAATATGAGTAGTTAAACCTGAGTAAATTGTATTATCTAAATCGTGAGTTGTTAAACATTCTGGGTCTTGTTGATAAACCATCTCTTCAATTGTTTCAGGACATACACCTGAGAATGTTAGGTTATCGTGAAGACCTTGAGTTCCTCCACCAATTGAAATGTTATATCCAACTCCAATTTGTTTTTCTTTTGGAGTGTTCAATAATCTTGGAATAATTTCTTCAAAGTTTTCAGTAACCATGAATAGCTTTCCATTCACATAAAACTTAAGTGTACCCAATCGATACTTTTGTTCTTCAGTCCACATGTCATTGAACGTAACAACTTCAGTCGATGCTGGGTCATAAGGTTGTTCACGAGTGATTGGTGGTTCAATTAATGAAACACTTCTATTTTCAAGGGTTGCATAATAAACATCCTTAACAAGTAGACCAAGTCCCCCCTTATCATATAAGTCACATTTATCTAACCATTCATATCTTTGGAAGACAGCGTCAATCTGAACCCAATGTTCTACGTTTGAATATGTGGTTCCTGAACAATTGTCAAAAATACCTCTTGTTGAACACCATTCGGTTAATGATGTTCCTGTCACATAAGTAAGTCCTGTCAAACAAGTTCCTGTACTTTCACATCCACCTGTTATCCTATATGTCTTAACACATAGTCTTGGACTACCTGTATCACCACTTAATCTTAATGATAGGGCGTTTGAAACCTCATCATATAATGGGTCTTTTTCAGGGTATTCCGCCTTAGATTCACAATCACATGGACAACCACAAGTACAATGTGTTATTGTCCCACCTGAAGGTTGGTATACCTGCATACAATCTGATGATGTGTTGGCAGTACTTGCACAACCACAAGTGTGCATACAAGTTAAACCTGACGTAACTCTTGTGTAACCCGTGTCTTGTTTTGGACTACCATCGGCGTAATGGTAAAATTTATTTTCGGCTCTTGCCCCCATGTAAAAGAACGTACCCTTATTGTCGGGGTATCTATTGTTAAGACCTCCTGATGTATCACCAGTCCATCTATATCTTAACATGAATTCTGCTGTCCAACCTAAAGAAACTCTTTGTGGGAAAACTTGGTAATCGTATCCTGGTATTTTATAAAATCCTTGGAAGAATCCACCTTTTAAATTGGCAACGTATCCGATATCTCCACCAACATTTTGATACGATAAATCGTAGGTATATGAATCATCATCCCATAATCTATTTTCAGTTGTTGTAAAACCTGTGATAGGGTGAAGTTTCATTCTCCTATCATATTTGTATCGACTAAACTTGTCTGAAATATTTGTATATAATCCTGTTGTAATTTCGATTGTCTCACCCGACATGTTTTGAACAAGTCCGTTATCAATACCCGTTAACCCAACATCACATAATTCTGTTACGATTGGACAAAAATTTGGGTCAACGTCATCAGGGTTCCAATAATTTTCAGAAACGATTGTTTGATAGTCAAAAGAACATGCAGATGTTTGACATAATGTTGTTCCTGAACTATTGAAATCAAACTTAAATGGCATTCTGTTTCCGTCCAATTCGCCAATTAATAATGGCGAAAAAACGACTTCTTGGTCATAGTCTCTCTCGTCCGACGCTAAACAAATGTCGGTGATTTCATTGACAGGTTTTATCCCCCATCTACGAAAATTATACTGATTAATATTCTGATATGCCATATACTAATGATAAATACCTTATGAGCTAGTATTTATAGATAAAAAAGAAGAGATGATTAATACAGACCAAGAATTTTATTCGTCACCATATTATTTTTTATTAAGGGAAAAGAAAGAAAAATACTCTTTATACTTCTCTGTGGAAGAGAATTTAAATGAAGCTCGTAAAAAAGACGAGGTAATTCACTTCGAAAAAAGTAAAGTTGGGAAAGTTAAAAATCACCTTAAAAAAGTGGTTAAGGATAAAAAAACAAAAACAACTAAGGGACTTAAAACAGATTTGGAAGAATTGGTGAATTTGGATGGGGCATTTTCTAACTCAAAAATTCCAATTCTTGACCCAAGACTTCACCCACAAAAAACTATGGACCAAACGGTTGCCGCCGCTCGTATCACAAACGACCCTATCTCTCGTGGATATAGAACATACTATGGTGAATCAGTTGAAGATATTGAGGATATGGAGAATAGTGATATGCCAAGAATTCCAAAACCATTTGGATGGGAAGAAACTGAAGATATGGATGGGGCAGAAACCTTCAAATATTTCGTTAAAAAAATGGGAATGGAACCTGATGAGGCAAAAGAAAGGACAAAGCAAAAAGGTCAGGACCCGACAGGTGAAAAAGATAAAAAATCACCTTATTATAAGGATAAGAATTTTATAACAAGAGCAACTATATCAGAAATCCAAAAACAAAAAATGATTAAAGTTGTGGAGGATATCTTGATGGGTAAGAAAAATTCCGACAATTCTGAAGTTGGAAAAAAAGAATCTGAGGTGTCTAAAGTTTTAAAGAAAAATATTTCATCATTAAAGAAACAAGCGGAAAAAGAAGGTTTGTCTCTTGCAGAATTACTAAAGATGTTTAAAAGTGAATAAAAGTTTATACGATAAAGAAATTGAGTTTCCGTCCGATAAAAGAGAACATATGCGAATATGTTTTCAGATGGTCAAAGGTGCGGATGAAAATACTGAAGGGTTTAATAGAAATAAAGAACTACAAGGAAAAAATTTCATATCATATAAACAAATGAAAAGGATTAAAAACTTTTTTGATAATTTCAAAGGTAACCAAAACGAAGCACCATTCATTTTAAATGGGGGTGTTAAAATAAAAAATTGGGTTAACGATGAATTAAGAAAAATGAGGGACTATATAAAGAATACCAAGACAAACAAAATGAATGCTGGTATGATGAATCAATTTATTGACCCACATGAGAAAAAAGATTTTACAAATGTAAGAACATCTCAAGAACACTCAAGAACCGTTGATAAGTATAACCCATCTGTCAATGAAAGTGTTAAGAGAATAAACGAACTAATATCAAAAATATAAAATTATGTCAAGTCAAATTACTGTAGATTTAAGTCAAACAGAACCAAACGCACTTACTGCGATTGCTGACCAAGAAAGAGCAAAATTAATTCCTAAAAATGATTTTAACGCTGTTGGTAATGAATACTCATCAGTTAACCGTGACGCACTCGCTGACGGTGACTCAATGGGTAGAGGTACTGGTGCGTTCTTGGACGTTTATAACGTAAATGCTGGTACTATTGATGATATCATTGAAAGAAAAAATGATATCAAAATTAATAAATTTAACTCATCAAACGTATATCCTAATTTCTAATGAAACTAAAAGGGGCATTAAAAAGTTTAATTTGTGAAATCGCTTCTTTAGATAGTATTGTTGATGCTATAAAGAACAGACAAGTCGTAATCATTTACTACGATGGTGATGAGCCAGGTGGTAGAGGTATTCGACAAATTGAACCTGTATGCTTAGGAGTTAGTAAAGCGGGAAATAAAGTTTTAAGAGCTTGGGATAGTGAGGGAGCGTCTCACACTGGTTATAAAGGGGAACAACCATTACCTGGGTGGAGATTATTTAGATTGGATAAAATACTATCAAACAAACCAACTGGTGAGGTTTACAATGAACCTAAACCTGGTTATAATTTTAATGGAGATAAAAGTATGGTTAGTGTTATTATAAATGCAAAATTTGATAATAACCCTCAGACACCTCAACCACCACAAGAACAACCAACAACACCAACAGAAGAACCAACTTCCGACATTAACCCACAAACACCTGAAGAAGAAATATAATATGGACAGATTAATGGAAAAATTGGCTTTATCAAAAGCAATTATGGATAAGGCAGATGGAATTAAAAATTCAAATTCCATGAGCGGTGGATTACCACCAACATCATTACAACAACTTAACTCGCCAGAAACATTTAATGTTCCTGCGGCAAAATATAATATTCCACAGGAATTCTTACAAGAGTCAGGCTCAGTCCAAGAACCATATCTTTCTAACGTTCCAAGAGAAAATACCAAGCCAGTTGGTGTACCAACCGTGGATGCAATTAAAAACTCTAAATTACCCGATGAAATTAAAAGGTTAATGATGGAACACCCAATTGCTCAACCACAACAACAAGTAACTTCAATCTCTGATGAACTTGTAGAAAAGGCAACTCGTTTAATGAAGAGAAATGACGGTAACTATATCCCCGAATCCGCAAAGTCTAAACAACAACCACAACAACAGGTTCAACAAACTACAAACGGGATTGATTATAAATTAATCCAAAAAATGATTAATGAAGCGGTATCAAACGCTCTTAAAGAAAATGGATTGCTTGTTGAAAGTTCAGAAAAATCTAACGAAATTTTTAACTTTAAAGTAGGTAAACACATATTTGAAGGGAAGGTAACTAAAATCAAAAAATTGTCTTAACGTATTTCTTTATTCGACAACAATTACTATATTTTAAGAAATATAATAATAATGTCGAAAATTAAAATCTTAGTAGTACCATCCGATAGAACAGGAGTTGGTAAATTTAGGTCGGTAGACCCTCACGTCTTTTTACAGAATCTTTATGGTGATGATTTCCATGTGGACATCGATTATGAGCCACCTTATGATGATATGTCATATTGGTCTCAATACCAAATTGTTGCTTGTCACAGAAGTATTGGTCCTGATTTTGAAAAGGCGAATGAACTTATCAAAAAACTTACGGAAAACGGTATAATCACAATTGTCGATATTGACGATTATTGGATGCCAGGTAAAGAACACCCAATTCACGATATCATCAGATTCAATAAGATTAACGAAAAAATTGTAGCGAATCTTAAAGTCGCGTCTTACGTAACAACTACAACTACGTTATTTGCAGATGAGATTAAAAAATTCAATAAGAATGTAGTTGTATTCCCAAATGCGATTAATCCACAAGAACCACAGTTCAACGAACCAACTTTAGAATCTGATAAAATTAGGGTTGGATGGTTAGGTGGTTCATCTCACTTACATGACTTACAGTTATTGGATTCACCATTAGGTAAAATAACTCACTTAAAAGACAAGTTACAATTTGTTTTATGTGGGTTCGATACTAGAGGGACTGTAACCGAAATTAACCAACAAACAGGTGAACACAAAAAAAGAGATATTCTTCCACACGAAACGGTATGGGCACAATACGAAAAGATATTTACCCAAAACCATTTGTTAGTTTCTGAAGACTACAAAAAATATCTTCTTAAATACACTCAAGAAAAATATCCAAATGAACTTGACGAATCTTATGTAAGGGTTTGGACACAACCTGTAACATCTTACGCTAAGAATTATTCAAAGTTTGACGTATCTTTGGCTCCAATCAAAAATACAATGTTTAACCGAATGAAATCTCAGTTAAAGGTAATTGAAGCAGGCTTCTATAAAAAAGCTATTATCGCATCCGATTTAGGACCATATACAATAGATTTGAAACATTGTTTGAATCACGGTAACTTTGTTGATGGTAATGCGATGTTGGTCGATGAAAATCGAAACCACTCAGATTGGGCAAAGTATATCAAGAAATTAGTTGAAAATCCTAGTATGATAAAAGACATGGGTGAAAGATTGTATGAGACAGTAAAAGACACTTACGACTTAAATGTTGTTACAAAAAACAGAGCGGAATTTTATAAATCATTAATTAAATAATCATGGACTCAAAAAAAGGTAGGATAGGGTTTACCGCGGGTAACTTTGATTTATTACATCCAGGTTACATTTACACATTTGAATCAGCAAAAGAAAACTGTGATTATTTTATAGTTTTCTTACAAAGAGACCCATCTTTAACAAGATTCACAAAATATAAACCTGTAGTTCCTCTATATGAACGATACAAAGTTTTAATGTCAATAAAGTACATTGATGAGGTTGTTTGTTATGATGATGAGGATGACTTATTACGTCTTATTGAATTTTACAAACCTGACGTAAGAATTCTTGGTGATGACTATATCGGTAAAAGATTTACTGGTGACCACCTACCAATTGATGTTGTCTACACTACTCGTGCTCACGGTTGGTCTACAACAAAAATCAAAGATTTAATTACAATCCAAACTTTAAAACAAAATCCAGAAATCACTAATAATATAGAAAATGTTTAATATACCACTAACAAAAATTTTATTTTTAGACATCGAAACAGTTGGTGTCCAACCTGATTGGGATTCATTGGTAAAACATAATGAACCTCTCTCATTTCAATTTGAACATTACTTTGATTGGTTTCAAAAAAGGTTTCCTGAGGATGGTGCTGAAGGTGTTGGTCAAATGTTTGTCAATCGTTCAGCCTTAGTTCCTGAATTTGCAAGAATCGCATGTGTTAGTGTTGCCTTTGTAACAGAAAAGGGTGAAGTTAAAATGCAATCATTTAGTGACATTGATGAGAAAAAAATGTTATTAGAAGTCCAAAAACTTTTATATAGAGTTGGAGAACTTGGATTTTACTTATGTGGTCATAATGTTAAAGGATTTGATATTCCGATGTTAGCAAAACGTATGATTATGAATGGTATTATGCCACCAAAGATTTTACCTGGTCATGATACAAAACCATGGGAAATCAAAGCTTTAGATACTAAAGAAGTTTGGCAATATGGTGGATACGGTTCCATCGCATCTCTTGAATTAATGTGTGTTTGTTTAGGTGTTGAATCATCTAAAACAATGGAAGTAACGGGTAATAAAGTACACGAAGCATTTTGGGTTAAGAAAGATATCGAAGGTATTGTAAAATATTGTGAGAAAGATGTGTCGGTATTAATTGAGGTAATTAAAAAATTAATAGACTTAAAATAATGGACAATTTAAATGATGTTGGGTTTGACCCAAAAGCTTACGACGAAATTTTAAAACAATTTGAAAAAATTAAATCTGAAGCAGGGATTGAACCTGATGAAGATTATCAAAAAGAACTTGAAGATTTATTAGGAATTGGATTTGATGAGTTGGAGGAAGAGATTTATCATAATGCAATGTCTAAAACAGTTCATGTAGAAACGACTCATCCTGATGCGGTTTTTCCAAAATATGCCTACCCATCAGATTCAGGATTTGATTTACATTCCACTGAAGATTTATCAGTTGGTCCATTCGGTCGAATCTTAGTTCCAACAGGTATTAAAATATCTTTCCCTGAAAACCACGAAATTCAAGTTAGACCTAAAAGTGGGTTGGCAATTAAACAAGGATTAACCGTTCTTAACACACCAGGAACTGTTGACCAAGGATATACAGGTGAAATACAAGTAATTGTTTTTAACACAAACAACTATACTGTAATGATACCAAAAGGTATGAAAATTGCTCAAGCGGTATTATGTCCCGTTATAAACGGAAAATACGTAAGATTTGAGTCTGTTGAGTCTTTAGATGAAAAAGACAGAGGTGATAATGGTTTTGGTAGTACAGGAATATGAGTACAAAAGAAAAATTAGAAAAGGAATTAAATAAGGTTAAACAACAATTAGTGATGAAAGATGCTAATGATGGTTGGTGGAATCTTTACATGGAAGAACGGAAAAGTTTTTTAGAAAAATTAATTAAAGAATTAGATAACAAATGATTACAGTAGGATATTCAACAAGAGAACATAACCCCCAATTTATCGAGTACTTAAAGAAAAGTTCGGGGTTTAAAAAAATAGAAGTTATTGAAAAGATTAATAACGGAGAAAAATCATTATCTGAGGTCTATAACGAAATTCTTGCAGAATCCACAACTGACATAGTTGTTCTTTGTCACGACGACATTTATTTCGACACATCAAGTTGGTTTCACAAAATAAGAACTCACTTTGAAAAAAGTGATTTTGGTATCTTGGGTGTTGCGGGTACAACCAATATGTCTGAAACTGGTAGATGGTGGGAAACCAATCGTAGAAAAGACATGATTGGTATTGTTAATCATGAAAGTGGTGGAAAGAAATGGACTTCAAAATATTCTGAAGACCACGGTAAGTCAATCAGACAAACAGTTATTGTTGATGGTTTATTCATCGCATTGAGTAAATCAAGAATCAAACACAATTTTGACGAAGAGTTTAAAGGGTTCCACTTTTACGACATTGCTTTTTGTTTTAAAAACCATTTAGAAGGTGTAAAAATTGGTGTAATCAGTAACATTAGAATCACTCACAAATCTATTGGTCAAACTAACGAACAGTGGGAAGAAAACAGAGAGTTTTTTGTTCAAAAATATAAAGACAACTTACCGTCAAAAATACCGTTTGACCCAAATAGAAGATTGAAGGTTTTATTATCTTGCATTTCATTTAGAAACTTTACAGGGTCTGAGTTGTATGTTTTTGAGTTAGCCAAATCATTACTTAAATTAAACTGCAGTGTTACCGTCCTTTCACAAATTGGCGGTCCTTTAACTGACATGGCTAAGAAACTTGGTATTAAATGTGTTTCATTTGAAAACGCACCAGGTTTTAAGATTGGAGATGGTCAATGGGGAATGAATACACCTGAAGGATTTAAACCTTCAGTTCAAAACATGTTGTATAGAATTTCTGAAGTTGATTACGATATCGTCCACATACAACACAAACCAGTTGCCGAGAGAGTTTTAAGTATGTATCCTGAATTAGATAAGATTTGTACTATCCACTCTGAGGTAATGTCAAGAGATTTGGAAAATCCTGTTTTGGACCCAACAATTAAAAAATACATTGCAATCAGACCTGAAATTAAAGAACACATGATTAATAATTTTGAGGTTCCTGAAGAGATGATTGAGGTAATCTATAATCCTGTAGATAATGAAAAGTTCAAATCAAAATCATTACCATCTGAAAACTATGTTTTGTTTGTTGGTACCATTGATTACCTAAGAAAAGAATCAATTTTGGATTTGATTGAATACACAAGAGAGATTGGAAAAGAGTTGTGGTTAGTAGGTGAAGACAATGGTAATTATTTACAAAATGTGTTACTTGAAAGTCATGTTAAGCATTTTCCAGCAACTTGGAATGTTGAAAATTACATTTCTAAATCATATGAAACCGCGGGTATCCAATTAGGTAGAACAACTATCGAAAGTTGGTTGTGTGGTAAACCAAGTTGGATTTATAAAGTTGATGCTGGTGGATTTATCCTTTCAAAAGAAAGACACGAACCACCAACTGATATTGAGAAGTATTATGCTATGAACGTAGCTCAACAGATAAAAGACGAGTATCTTAAAATCCTATCATAATGAAAATTGGTATAGTCGATACCAACATTACTGGTCTATCTTTTGGTTTATTATGTGAAAAAAATGGATACGAGGTTTTGTTCTCCAACAAGGACGAAAACTTCGTATTCAATTTAAACCAAAGAGTTTGTATTACAAACGAACCCCTAATTCAAAGTTTATTATTTGATTGTCCAAAGTTTAGTGCAACCACAAGCGTATTAGATGTTATTAAAGAATCTGATATTGTTTTTGTCTTTTCTGAAACACCAATAAATTTAGAGGGTAATTACGACACAACGGAAGTCTTCAACATCATCACAAACTTTTATAGTTTATCGTCTCAAGACGTAGTTCTGTATGAGAAGAAGTTGGTTATTTGTTCCACCACTAACCCTGGTGAAGTTGAACAAATTCAATCAAGACTAAACATGTTTAATGTTCAAGTCGCATATAACCCCATGTTTGTTGAAACGGGAGAGGTTGTAAAAAACCTACAAGAATCTGACATGGTTTTAATTGGTACAGAACACCAAGAATTATCAAACGAATTGATAAACATTCACACAAGAATAAAGAAGGTAACTATAAACGCTTACGTGATGTCATATAAAGCATCTGAAATTGTTAAAGTAGGTATTAACTCATTTTTGTGTTCAAAAATTAACCAAGCCAATATGATTGGTCAAATTGCAATTAAATCAGGTATCGAATCAGAAATCGGCATGATTTTAACTGCAATAGGTGGGGTTGATGGAATCGGTAAAAAACATATGTCTTACGGATTTGGGTTTGGTGGTCCATCAATTAATAGTGATAATAAAGCAATCAAACACTATTCTGAAAGTATTGGAGTTGAAACTAACTTACTAACATCAATTAATGAATTTAATAAATCACAATTAAAGTTCATTAAAGATTATTATATTCAACAAAATCCAACAGGTGAACAACCATTCGTTTTTAACTATATAACGTATAAAAATAACGTTAATGTATTAGAAGAGTCCCAACCATTTCAATTATGTGTTGATTTATTAGACGATGGATATAACGTGAATGTTATTGAAAAACCTGAAATTATTTCACAATTAAATGATTTATCTGAAAAATATAACGGTAGATTAAGATTTTATAAACAAGGTACAAAACCTGAAGGAATACTAATTAAACTATAATGGTAATACTAACAACAACATACAATTGCGAAAACTTTGTAGAGAAATCACTCGTGTCAATTATGACACAAAGATTCGGAGATTTCAAATGTTATATCACAGATGATTTATCTACTGATAATACGGTGGAGGTAATCAAAAAAACAATAAGTGGTGATGATAGATTTGTATTAATCGAAAATAAAACCAAAATGTATCAACCAGGAAATTACGACCAAGTAATTCGTGGTTTAAACATTCCCGATGATGAAATATGTGTTGAGGTTGATGGTGACGATTGGTTACCAAACTCAAATGTTTTTGGTTTAATTAATGAAACTTATTCTGACCCTAATGTTTGGATGACAAGTGGTTCTTTCAAATACAGTAACGGAGCACAAGGATTTTCAACCGCCCCAACAAGTTTTAGTAATATAAGAAAACAAGGATTTACCCTATCTCATTTAAGGACTTGGAAGTCTTGGTTGTGGAAAAAAATCAAAGAAGAAGACTTAAAAGACTCAGATAATAACTATTGGAGTGTGGCGGGTGACTTAGCATTTATGTTCCCAATGTTTGAAATGTCAGGTGAAAAACACTATAGACATATACCAACAATAACTTACATTTACAACGAAACTAATCCTTTGAATGACCATAAAGTTAACATGCCTAAAGTAAATTCAACGGTTAGTATAATTAGAAATAAACAACCATACGAATTATTATCATGAGTTTTGATTCAAGCATTGAAAACAGAATTAAACATTATAATGAAACCAATCCAATTAAAAACATCCTACACATAGGTGCATGTTTAGGTGAGGAAGTTTCATTTTACGAACAATTCAACCCAAATGTAGTTTATTGGTTCGAACCAAATCCAAAACTACTCACAAGATTAACAGAAAATGTACAAGGTAAATCATTTACCAACATCGTGTTTCCATACGCGGTAAGTAATAAAAAAGGAACCGCCAATTTCAACATCATTGAAAATAGGGACGGTTCAAATCCTGGATGTTCATCTCTTCAAGATTTAAAATTACATTCAGAATTATATCCCGATATTAAAAAAGTTGACACTTGTGTTGTAGAAACAATCAATGTTGATGAATTCCTTTTGGAAAATAAACTTGAAACACAATTTGATTTAGTGAGTCTTGATACACAAGGTCACGATTTTGAAATTTTAACTTCAAGTGATTTTATATTAAACGCTAAATTGATAGTTATTGAAACCGCATCAATTGAGTTATATGAAGGTCAACAAACTGATACTAAGATTGAAGAGTTCCTGATGACCAAAGGTTTCATTAAGGATTATTATCACGCCTTCCATAATGTTTGGGGTGATACTTTATTTGTAAAACAAGATTAATATGATTTCAGCACATTTGATGGGTGGTTTAGGTAATCAATTATTTGAAGCCGCTCATGCCCTAGCACAAGGATGGAAACATAATAGAGAAGTTAAATTTTTTCCTGATTCATGGACACCTGGTCAAGGACGAAATGCTAGAAATTATGTAGATAACGTTTTTAGAAATTTGGAGTTTTCGGAAAATTTAGAAGGGTTTACTCACGTATATGAGGGACCTTTTGAATATTCTGAAGTTCATCCATTAGATACCAATACATCTTTTCACGGATACTTTCAAAGTTCAAAAAATTGGTTTGGATATGATGACAAGATTAGAGACACTTTTGAACCTTCAATTGAGTTTACTAAAAAGATGTATGAAAAATATCCCCAACTTTTAAAACCAAATACATTATCTCTTCACGTAAGACGAAGTGAATATCTTCAGTTTCCTGAGATTCACCCAACAATTACTTTAGAATATATTCAAGAGGCACTCAAACTTATTGGTGAGTATTCCACAGTATTTGTGTTCAGTGATGACCACGATTTTGTAAAAGAAAACCTTAATTTCCCTGACGTAGTTTATGTAAATGAGACTGAAGACTGGGAAGAATTATGGTTAATGGGATTGTGTAATAACCACATCATTTCAAATTCAACATTCTCTTGGTGGGGAGTGTTTTTAAATCAAGATAAAAATAAAAAAGTAGTCGCACCTTCAACTTGGTTTGGACCTAAAGGACCAAATGCTAAAGATATTTACGAACCATATTGGTTAGTAGTTCCAACAAAGTGGGAAGAGGGTGGATTAATCAAACCAATATAATCATGGAAAAACAAAAAATCAGAAAAGTATCGGATTGGTGGGGTGAATACGATTGTTCATCTAACCGTAACATGCCAAAGTATCTACAATGGCTATCAAGAGACACACAAGACCCTTACACAGTAAGTGTTTATGTTGATAACTACATTAAAGATGTTGGTTTCAACGACCCATCAAGAGAAAAAATTGGTTGGTTGTTAGAATCGCCACAAATGAATGAAGGTACCATTAAGTATCTTGTAGATAATTTGGAAATGACAAGAGAACATTACAAATGTATCTTTACTTGTATGGATAGTTTAATTGAACTTGGTGCTCCATTTACTTACACTATTTCTAACGCAGCTCCTTGGATTTGGGAAAGAAATAGAATGATTTATCCAAAGACTAAATTGGTGAGTATGATTGCGTCTAACAAAGGTTGGTTACGTGGTCACCAAAACAGATTAGAGTGGGTTGAAAAATTAAAAGATAAAGTTGATTTGTTTGGTACTGGTAGACCTCACCAACTTAATGATAAAGAAGATGGTTTAAGAGATTATATGTTCTCTGTTTCAATTGAAAACGATGACTCTGATGGATACTTCACGGAAAAATTGACGGACAACTTTGTAATGGGTACCGTACCAGTTTATTGGGGTTCAAGAAAAGTTGTTGAAAGATACTTTGACCCTGCGGGTGTTATCTTCTTGGAGGACGACCCAGATTTATCAACATTAACTCCTGAAAAATATCAATCAATGATGCCCGCTATTGAACGTAATTTTAAAATTGCAATGGAAATGGGGACATCAGAAGATTATATGTGGGAACATTATTTAAAAAACTTATTTTAATATGAAATATCTTGTATTAGGTTCTGCAGGACAAGTTGGAGCAGAACTTTGTAAATTTTTAAGAAACGAAAATCACGAGGTAGTTGAATTCGATATTGCATCAGATGACTCACAAGATTTAAGAATACCTAACGTAATTGATAATTTGGTTGAGGAGTCTGATTTTGTCATGTTCTTGGCGTTTGATGTTGGGGGTTCAAGGTATTTGAAAAAATACCAACACACTTATGAGTTTATTGAAAACAACACCAAGTTAACTCTTTATACTTTTGAAAGTTTGAGAAAACATAATAAACCATTTATTTTTGCGTCCTCACAGATGGCAAATATGTCTTACTCACCATACGGTATTTGTAAATCATTAGGTGAAGTTTATACGAAAGCGTTAAATGGATTAACAGTTAAGTTTTGGAACGTATATGGTCCTGAACACGATTTAGAAAAATCTCACGTAATTACTGACTTTATCTTAAAGGCTAAGGAAGGTAAGATTGAAATGTTAACAGATGGTAAAGAAGAAAGACAATTTTTACATGCGGAAGATTGTTCGCGATGTCTCTTAACATTATCGGAAAAATATGATGAGATTGACCGTGAATCAAATTTACACATTACCAATTTTGGTTGGAATACAATTTTAGAAGTTGCACAAATTATTCAAGAATTCATTCCTTGTGAAATTATTCCTTCGACAGAAATTGACACAGTACAATTAAATAAAAGAAATGAACCTGATACATATATCTTGAATTTTTGGAAACCCGAAATTTCATTAAAAGACGGGATTGAAAAAATTATCAAAGAAATTTAATTATGGAAAAGTACCTTATTGAATTAATGAACCGTACTTTAAAAACTGTTAATGATGGTGAAACCCAACATTTTGAACACGTTTTAACATTCTTTTCAATTGCACTTCAGATGAAGACAAAAAAGATTTTAGAACTTGGTGTAAGAAATGGTGGGTCAAGTTATCCATTCTTGGTTGCTTGTAAAGTACTTGGAGGTCATTTAACCTCAGTTGATATAAATAATAGTGTTTGGAAAGCACCCGAAGATTTAGCACAATACCAAACTTTTATTCAATCAGATGCAATTGAGTTCTTAACAAATAATAATGAAAAATACGATTTAATATATGTTGATGATTGGCATAGTTATCCTCACGTTAAAAAAGAACTTGAACAAATTGACCGAGTAAGTGATGAAAACACCATCATATTATTACATGATTTGATGGGACAAAGTTGTCACCCGCATTATTACAATCCTTTATACTCAAAAGAAAGTACAGAGTGGGGACTAGGTGGTCCATACAGAGCGGTGAATGAATTAGACAAAAGTAAATGGGAGTGGATGACTATTCCAATAAATCACGGGTTAACCATTTTAAGAAAAAAGGGGAACGTAATAACAACTTAATTAATGGAATTTACTGATTTTTTATCACCATATTACGATTTTTATAACACTGAAACCAAATTATATACTAATAAACGAGGTGCTGGTTTATACGCGGTTTTAAATTGGATGGTGAGAGCAATTTGTCTTTTGGAATTAAAGGGGGATAAAGTTGAAAAGATTGAAATGTTCCTTAACGAATATGCGAGTAACGTAGAGATATTTAATTCATTGTTTGACATTTCTCCCCAAGAAATTAAATTACCTGAACTAACGGAATCTGAAAAATTAGACTTTTTAAAAGTTAGTCATTATTCAAATACAGGATTATCTGAAAACCCTAAATATCTAAATTTAGAGATAACCAATCAAATAATTTCAAAGTTTTTTAATCCAAAACAAGAAGTTTTGGATTGGTACAATATTTTTATTAACCACATTGGTTGTGATGTAAATGACATTATTTTTATTTGGGCTAGAAGAACAGATAAATCTTCAGAATCAAAAATACCATCAGTTGATGAATATTTAAGACTATTATCCACAATAGATTGTGGAAATAAAAAAGTTTTAATTCAAACTGATGACCATTCAGTTCTTGAGGAATTTAATTCTAAAAATTTATCATTTTACACATTATCACAAATACCTTTACCTAAAGATAAGGACAAACCATTTCATGTTGATTTATGGTTGGTGTCAGATGAAGATTTTAAAAAAATGTATGGTATAACAAAAATAGACCATTTGAGACAAATGGTTGCACTTTCATTAATTGCTAAAAACGCACATAAATCAATAATATATCCAGGTAATCCAACAACTTTTATTCCATTATTTAAAGGTTCGTTTGATGACTGTATTTTATATAAAGATGATATAAATTTATTTTAAAACAAACACAAATATGAAAAGAGTAGTAATACTTGGTGGTGGTGGTTTCATTGGAGGTCACTTAGCCAAAAGATTAAAAGAAGAAGGTAATCACGTTAGAATCTGTGATATAAAAAAACACGAATATTTTTACCATGACGAAATTTGTCATGAGTTTATCTTGGGGGATTTAACTGACCCTAAAGTTGTTGATACCGTAATTGAGGAAGGTGTTGATGAGGTTTATCAGTTAGCTGCAGATATGGGTGGAGCATTATATATCTTTACTGGTGAAAATGATGCTAATTTGATGCATAACTCAGCAATGATTAACTTAAACGTATCAAGAGAGTGTGTTAAGAAAAACGTTAAAAAAGTATTCTATTCATCGTCAGCATGTATGTACCCTGAACATAATCAGTTGGACCCTGAAAATCCAAACTGTGAAGAAAGTTCTGCATACCCTGCAAACCCTGACTCAGAATACGGATGGGAAAAATTGTTTTCAGAAAGAGTATTTTTAGCATACAACAGAAACTACGGTTTAAATGTTAGAATTGCAAGATTCCACAACATCTTTGGACCACAAGGTACATGGACAGGTGGTAGAGAAAAATCACCAGCTGCGATGTGTAGAAAAGTCGCTGAAGCAAAAGAAGGTGATGTTATCGAAGTTTGGGGTAATGGTCAGCAAACTCGTTCATTCTTATATGTTGATGAATGTGTTGAGGCAGTATTGAGATTGATGAATAGTGATTTTACAGGTCCTGTTAATATTGGGTCTGAAGAAATGGTAACTATTAATCAGTTGGCAGAAATAGCAATTAATATTTCAGGTAAAAATTTAAGTATCAAAAATATTGAGGGGGAGGAATTTGTTAATAAATATGGTTTCAAATGTCCTTTAGGTGTTAAAGGTAGAAATTCAGATAACGAATTATATCGTGAAAAAATCGGTTGGGAAGTTAATCAACCATTATTAGTTGGATTACAAAAAACGTATAATTGGATTAGTGCTAAAGTAATTGAAAAAGAACAGAATACTCTTTGGATTTACGAAAGTCCTGATGGTGGTAAAACCGTAAACCGTAGACCTATGAACCAATGATAACAATTCCTGTCAGTGTTGGTGAATTACTTGATAAGTTATCAATTCTTCACGTAAAAAAAATAAAAATTTTTAATGAAGAAAAACTATTGTTCATTAATAAAGAATTTGAATTACTATATAATATGTCATCGTATTATTTGAATGACTCTGAGATATCAAAATTATATCATGATTTAGTGAACGTTAATACCAAATTATGGGAAGTTGAAGATGAACTTAGAGTTTACGAATCAAAAAATGTGTTTGATGCGTCATTTGTTGAATTGGCAAGAAAAGTTTATTACACAAATGATGAAAGGTTTTCATTAAAAAATAAAATTAATGAGTTGACAGACTCAGAAATTAGAGAACAAAAAGAATACATTGAATATAAATAAATTTAAAACAACATAATGGCAAAATCGACAAGAAAAACCCCAACACCTACTCCTTCATTAAATGAGGAGAGACAGGTTAGAACTAAAAAAGAAATCATTTGTTCAATAATTAAGAAGAAAACTAAAGAAAAATTTTTAACTCAAACTCAAAAAAATTATTATGATGTTTTAACCTCAAGTGAGGTAACTGTTTGTTCAGGACCTGCAGGTGTAGGTAAAAGTTACATTACAATGAAAGCGGCTGTTGATTTATTGGCAGACCCAAACACACCTTACGAAAAAATAATAATTGTTAGACCAGCGGTTGAAGCGGAGGAGAAGTTAGGTAGTTTACCAGGTAATGTAGAAGAAAAACTTGACCCTTATATTTTCCCATCATATTACTTATTAAATAAAATTATTGGTAAAGAAGCTAGAGAAAAATTAAAGGATTTAGAAATTATCGAGGTATTCGCATTGGCATTTATGAGAGGTATGAATATTGACAACTCAATTCTAATTTTTGAAGAAGGTCAAAACGCAACCCCAAGTCAAATGAAACTTCTATTGACAAGGATTGGGTTTAATAGTAAATTTTTTATTTCAGGAGATGTTGAACAGTCCGACAGGTATAAGAATAAAACACATAGTGGATTGTGGGATGCTATTGAAAAATTTAGAGATTCAAAAGTAATTTCAACTTTTGAATTTAAAGATAAAAAAGATATTGTTAGAAATCCTTTAATTACTAAAATATTACAAAAATACGATAACGAAGTAGAATGAGAATTGGAATAGAATTAAATGGTGTGTTAAGAGATACCTTGAAGAAAATTCAACAGGAATATGAAAAATGGTATTTAGAAAATCCTTTTAAAGAAGAAGAGGAAAAATCAGAATACGAAGTAATTTCAGACTTAACTACTTTAGATATTAGGTCTCATCTTAAATTTAAAGATGAAGACGAATTGTATAATTTTTTATACAAAGAACACACCATGGAAATTTTTGGTCATGCAGGTTCAGTTGAGACATCAAGTATGATGGACTTCAATAATTTTTATTTGGATATGAGGGATAATCACGATATTTTAATCGTATCAGATGAAATGGGTAAATCAAAACCTGCATCATTATTCTTTATTTCTAAATTTGGATGTTTGGTTGAAACAGTAAAATTTTACAGTGAATCAACAATTAATTCTCTTTGGGACTCTGTAGACGTTTTACTTACGGCTAATCCTAAACTATTATTAGATTATCCAAAAGATAAAACAATCATAAAATACGAAACGACGTACAACAAAGATATCGAAGTTGAGCATTTTATAACAACATTTAAAGATTTAAACAAAAAAATAACAGAGCTATATGATTAAGGTATTAGGAGAAAATTATTATATCGATTTAGATAAAGTAGAAGAATATCTCGATATGTCATCTCAATATGAAAATGACGAAACAATGTCGGGAGAATCAGAAACAAAAATTAACATTATCAAATTTGAAATGGTTAAAATGTTAATGGACACAGTATTAACTGAACATGAAGAGATTGACGAAAAATTAGGATTAAAATCAAGCACAAATACAAGTATACCTTTCAGACTAGCATTTAACAGCTTATTAAATAAAAAACTTATAAATCACTATTAATATGGACTCATCGTTAAACGAAAAAGTAAAACTATCAATTCAAAATCTAAGAGATAAGAAATCAAGAATCTATTTCTTAGTACAAGACACTAAAGGTAACGCCAGAGCATCTGTTAGATTAATCTATCAGATGGCAAAATCTTTATTGGATTCAGGATTTAATCCAATCATCTTACACGAAAAAACTGACTATGCGGGTGTAGTTGCGTGGATGGATGAGGAATATATGTCAATCCCTCACAGAGCAATTGAAGGTCAAAATTTAGAAATTGCACCTGAAGATTTTATCGTAATTCCTGAAATCTTTGGTTTTATTATGGAACAAATTAAAAATCTTCCATGTGGTAAAATTGTGTTAACTCAAAACTATTCTCACATTGTTGAAACATTACAACCTGGTCAAAATTGGGCTCAGTATGGTTTCTTTAAGTGTGTTACCACAACAAAAAAACAACAGGAATATATCGAAAATGTTATGAGACAAAGCAGTTTTGATATCGTAAAACCTTTAATCACTGAAAATTTCTATCCAAAAGAATTACCCCCAATGCCAATCATTGGTGTTCATACTAAAGAACAAGAAGACACAATTAACATTATCAAAACTTTTTATTTAAAATTCCCACAATATCGTTGGTTTACCTTTAGAGATTTAAGAGGTCTTTCAGAAAAAGAATTTGGTAATTCTTTACGTGAATGTTTTGTTAGTGTTTGGATGGACGAACAAAGTGGGTTTGGTACCTTCCCATTAGAATCAATGGCGTCAGGTGTACCTGTAATCGGTAAAGTACCTTATTTACAACCTGAATGGATGAATGAGGATAATGGTGTTTGGTTGACGGACCCAAATTTAATTTCAGATTTTATCGCAGACTTTATTCAAAATTGGTTGGAAGATAATATCAAACCTGAATTATACGAAAACATGAAAAAAACCGCAGAACAATATATGAATAAACAAGAATTTGATTCAACTGTAACTTCATTATTTGAAGGATATTTAACAACACGAGCAAATTCATTTGAAGAACAAATTTCTAAAACCGAAGAATAATATGAATACTAATTTATCACTATCAGTAATATTACCAATTAAATCATCTAAAGCAAGAAACTTTGATGAGTATTTTGAAAAGGCAATTACGTCTATTAAAACTCAAACCGTAGGAATTGAAGAGTTGGTTATTGTACATAGCTCTGAAGAGTCTTTGGTAGAATTTTTAAACTCTTATGATTTTGGAGATTTAAACGTCACTAAACTATTGTGGGATAAAGACCCAAGTTATTGTGACCAAGTTAATTATGGTATCAGTCAATCTAAAGGTACTTGGATTTCATTATTTGAATTTGATGACGAATACTCATCAATTTGGTTTAAAAATGTTAAAAAATATATTGAGTCTTACCCTAATGTACAAGCATTTTTACCTGTTGTTGTTGAAACAGACGAAAAGGGTGTATTTGCAGGATTTACTAATGAAGCTACTTTTGCGGCTAATTTCACACAAGAAATGGGATACTTAACAAATGAAACCCTTCAAGACTACCAAAATTTCCAAACCGCAGGTTGTGTTATTAAGAAATCAATCATTGAAGATTTTGGAGGATTTAAGTCGTCAATTAAATTAACGTTTGTTTATGAATTTTTACTTAGATTAACTTACAATTCAGTATCAATAATGACAATTCCAAAACTTGGTTATAAACATACCAATATGAGAGAAGGTTCTATTTTTTGGAATTATAAGTTTGGTGAAGATAAAATGTTAGAAGACGAAGTTAAATTTTGGGTTCAAACTGCAAAAAAAGAATATTTCTTTGTAAATGATAGAAACATAAAATATCAATCAGAAAATGTATAATGTCAGAAACTCTATCTGCAACAACAGAAGATGTTTCATCCAAAAAAAGAGGTAGAAAAACGGTAAATGTAAATTATTTTGATGTTAGAGAAGAGGATGCGGTTAGAAGTTTTTTATTAGCCGAAACTTCAGAAGAAAAAAACAAAATATATAACGAATACTTACGAGGACCTCTCGATAAGATGATTTCATCAATTATACGAAGGTATAAACTATATCGTAAAGATATGGATTTTACTGAAATTCATTGTGATACTCATTCTTTTTTAATGACAAAGGTTGACAAGTTTAAACCGTCAAAGGAAAAGAAAGCCTACTCTTATTTTGGAACTATATGTAAAAACTATTTGATGGGTCAAATCATCAAAGACCAAAAAGAAATTAATAGAAAGGTATCGTATGAAGATATGTCGGCTAGTATTGAAGAACGACCTGACATGATGTATCGTATAGATGAGGAAGTTATTGACACCACAGTAATTATTGCACAATATTTAAAAGAGTTACGAGATTTTATTGAGGTTGAAAACTTAAATGAAAATGAAGTAAAACTTGGTTATGCATTAATCGACTTATTTGAAAATTACGAATCTATTTTCTCCAGTGCGGATAATAACAAATTTAATAAAAATGTTATTCTTTTATCGTTAAGAGAGATGACAAATTTAAGTACAAAAGAAATACGTAGTTCAATTAAAAGATTTAAGAAACTATATATTTTGATTCAATCTAAAATGAAAACAGATTAAAAAGTATTTATAGATATGCCGAGACCTCAACGTAAAGAAATTAATTTTAGTAAAGATTCTATTTTATCTTTAATGCAGGAAATCTATAACGAACTTGTAGAACAAAGACAAACTGCAATTAGAATCCAAAATAAAATGTTGTCCATGTTAAAAGACCCAACTGACATGATGACAATTGGTCCCGTAATTGAGAAACAACAGAAAATCGTAAACGAGTGTGTTGAGAAGAAAATTAGTTTATCTAAACTACAATCAAGTATTTGGGAAAAATCAAATAATAACAATACCGAATCTTTTTCACTTGCAGATTTGGATGACGACTTAATTCAAAATCTGATTGACAAGGATGTTTCAAACGATGAAGAATCGTACAAAATGAAGTAACATGCCAATAGATTTAAATCAAGGATATGGTGATGCTAAAAGTCAAATATCTTCAATCAAAACATTCATTGAAGTTTCAAAATCCGCAAAAGGATTAAAAAGTACTGCAGGTAATTCTGAATCACAAGGAATACCCGATATTGCATCAGGTTTAAATAAAATTGCGACTCAACAAAAAAGGTATTTAAGACAACCACCAAACTCATTCAGTCAATTATTAGATATGATTGGATTAGCGAATGGTTCTGGTTCATCCACATTAGATTATTTAAAAAGGACATTACTACAAACTGTAACAAAAATTGAACCTGACATTAAAAGAATTATTAGTCAAGAGGCGATTCGTGCGTTAGGTTGTTCTCAAGAGCAGACCTTTGAAGGATTTACGTCTTCTCAACTAGAGTTAACTCCATTAGAAACTTTACCTGTTGGTCAAGGGATTTACATCCCTGTACAATCTATAGATATTGCTAGTATTTTGAAAATTAATACCAATTCAAAATTAGGTAAATTAATCTATGAAAAACCAATACCAAGTGTTACGCCAAATCAATTTAGACCTTATGGTGGATTAACACCATTCCCAATGAATAAAGAATTTAACTTAAGACTAGAAGGTCCAAATTCCTCAAATTCATATAAGGGTCAATACGGTAAATTTTATCAGGGCATATCAGGTCAAGACTTATTCGATTTTCAATATAGCCCAACTAATCAGTTTGGTGTTGACCAAGCATGTTATAGGGTTGCGTTAATATCTAAAGTTAATCCAACCGCAACAATTACTGGAGGTACTGAAAATAAAGTTGTTGATTTTTTAGAAGATTACTATGCAACTATTAAGTTATTTGATACGGTGGATTTTACCGCAAATCTAATGAACATACTTTCAGGTGCAATATCTATTAAGGCGAATTTGGGTTCAGATGAAATAGAAAAACAGTCCCAATTTTTGTTAATATTACAAAGAATATTAGGTTTGTGTTTTGATTCAAGACGAGAAATTGATGTTAGTGGAGTATCTAAAATTGCGGAACTTGATGGGGTGGATGAATCATTTTTTGAATTAACTGAAGTAGATTTAAGAAACATTGATTTAAGAATTAATAACATCCAAAATGGTGTTATGGAGTTTCAAGATTGTGATAACGTTAAATTACCTGTAGATTTTGAAACTATTGTTGATGAATTAATTAATTTTAGAGAAAACGATAATCTAACCACAGAAGAACAAGTTCAAAATATTGTTGACATAACTAACTCTTTATTTGAAAATCCTGATTGGAGTGCATTGTTACCAACAAATATTGACTTACAAATTGCGGTTAATAAAGACGTTATCAAACAAATTCCAATCGCAGTTGCGGGGTCAGTATTAAGTCCAAAAGTATTATTCCCAATCTTTGTATTATTAAGAGTAATCCAAAATGATTCGACTGGTTTATATAATCAAGCGGTCACATCCGCAAATACCTACACCCAAAGCGGTAATACAGTTTTTGGTCAGGTTAATAATATAGTTAACAACCAAGTTGATTTTTTAAAAACATTCGAATCGTTTAACATCCAAGTCACATCTAAGATTGGTTCAATTTTTATTAAACAACTTTTTGAATTATTGAAGAGAGACATTATTATGTTAATATCTTCGGTCGTTAAAGATATCGCAAAGGGTAGGTTAGAAAAAAAATATTTAACAATTCAAAGACTAACTGATATTGCATTAATAATTCAACAAGTTGTTAGAGGTGTTGATGATTATAGAAAATGTAAATCATTAGTTGATGATATTTTAATAATATTAAAACTATTAAGTGGTTTAGCACCTCCAGGTTCTAAATTACCTGCTCCGTTATTACTATTAACACAATTTTTACCAGGTACGTCAGCCGAAAGGTCAACTATAAATGTAATTAAAGAATTACAGTCCCTTGGAATCCCGACAGGTACTTTACCCGACGGTTCACCAAATTTAATGTTATTATATAATTTAGCATCAAATATAGGGGTAGAAAAAGAAGAGGCTCAAAATGGTACTGTTGATGCTCTTGGAATTAGTGCTGCAGGACCTGTTGAGGTATACGCAAAAAAGAGATAAGATGAATAAAGAAGAATTTGAAAACATCATCAAATTACAGAGTGATTTGAAGGACCAACCAAACTCAAAATTAATTGAGGTTATGGATAAGTTAACAACCGAGTTTGACTTAACTAAAGAAAGTATTATTAATTCAACTTTATATTTAGATAAGGTTGAAGAACTTTATAATAATATGTTAAAAGAATATCAATCAAGAAAATGATGCAGGACAACACAATGTTTTTTCAGGTAACCGTAATGGACAATCAAGACCCAATGATGTTGGGTAGAATCCGTGCAAAGTTACTTATTGATAATTATGATGACATTGTTAGGTCAATTACAGACCCACCATGGAATGAAGAGAAGGACGCTTGGACAACAAGAGACCCTTTTGTTTTTAGTCCTCTTATGCCATATTTCATGTATCAAGTACCAAAGCCAACAGAGATGGCTCAGATACTTTACGTGAACAAAGATTTTAAGTATCAAAACCAATACTACATACAAAATACATTTTCAAGTCCAACAACAACAGGATATGAATTTTATCAAGGTGGAAATAAATTTACAGGTACTGGTACACAATTAAAAAATCCAAAACCTTTAAAAAACCAAGATGGTACTTATACAGACCAAGCAGTACACAAAGGTGTTTTCCCCGAGCCAGGTGATAATGCTTTATTGGGTCGTGGAAGCGCCGATGTTGTTGTAAAACAAGATGAGGTTTTAATTAGAGCGGGTAAGTTTAAAGGTACTCAACTACAACCAAATATTGTACCTGTAGGTAATCAACAGAGGGGGTTCTTACAACTTTCAAGATTTAATCAATCAAAGGTTCCATTACCTAGTAAAACAGTTGTGCAGACAAACGAAGTAACTGTCCAAGTAAAATATTTAATAGAATGGACAATAACTAATCCTGAAAATACTCAGGACAAATTTGCGGGCTCAGTTTATCTTTATCAATTAAAACCTGATTTATCAACTAATTCAAAAAATTTAACTGTTGGTACTCAAGTTAATGAGAGTCTTAAATCATTGGTTGCATATGAGTCATTCACTTTACTATCAAAGTCTGAGGTTATTAAATTCATTAATGATTTTATTAAGACTTGTAACAGTGGAACTAAGACTGTATCTGGTACTCAATTATTTACTAGCGAACAAAATAAGTTCCCTATTTTTTATAGACCAAACAATTTAACCTATTCTCAAATTACATCGTCATCAGTAACGGGAGCAACTGCGTCAGATTCGTACACAAACGTTTTATCAATATTTAATCAAATAAAGTTATATCCAGCACTTAAACAAGGTGGTTATGGGTTAATATATGCCAAGAATAGAGTTGGGAAACCTATTGAGTTTAAAACAACCGTTGTTCCTCAACAAACCTACTTAAATTCTCAATCCACTTATGGTGCATTGGCAAGTGATACCCTTTATTTGTTATCTCAACTATCTTCAATACCTGGTAAAGGGAAAATAAATTTTGACGATACTTTATACGGTATTTCGTTAGATAAATTTGTTGATGAGTTACTACCAAAAACATCAAGTTTAGTTAGAGGTGAAGAACTTTTAGAGTTACTTAATTTAATTGTTAGGTTCTTAACCACACACACTCACGCGTATCCAGGATTACCTCCAGTACCAGTTACTCAAGACGGTTCAAATGTCGCCGACATACTAACGGAGATGCAAAATGCCTACACAAAAATTCTTAATGCGAATATTCGACTTAATTGATATTTATATTAAAAAGATTAATGTCAATTCTAAGGTCGTACGTAAACAAGAATAATACAATCATATCCAATTCATATGTAAACACGGGTAGAAACCCTGTTATTGAATTGAATTTTGGTGCTTCAGATTATATAGTTCCCAATTTTGGATACAGTCGTTTATTGTTTGATTTAGACTTAGAATTACTACGTCAGAACATTGCCGAGGGTATTATATCTACAGGATGTACCACAGGTATGACTCACGTTCTTCAAATGACAAACACCTCATCATTTGATAATGAACTGTTAAATACGTTCATGTCAAACGAAAGAAGAAGAGCAACATCATTTGATTTAATCTTATTTAGAATCCCTAAAACATCAGGTTCAACAGGTAATCCACAATATTGGGACGAAGGTGTTGGATATGACTACAACGATTTTAATTTAACCAAGAATAGTGCTCAGGGAGGTTCTACACCATTAACTTATGTTGATAGTAGAGCATTCTCAACAAGACCATCAAACTGGTATCAAACAACAACATTAAGTGGTTGGTCTCAATCAGGAGTATATAACAATAAGAATGAGGGTTCTGTTAATTTTTCAGGTTTAACAATTGTTGCAAGACAACACTTTGAATTTGGTAATGAAGACATCAATATGGATATGTCTGATGAAATTAACGGAATATTAAATGGTACAATCACTGGTGTTACTGGTTGGGGGATTGCATATCTACCACAAATAGAAAACATCACAGGATTGACTGACAGTTACAGTGTGGCGTTCTTTTCAAGACATACACAAACTTTCTATCAACCATTCCTTCAGACAACTTACGACGACTTAATTAAAGATGACCGAAACATATTCTTAAAAAATCAAACAAACAGATTATATCTTTATGTTTATCAAAATGGAGATTTTGTAAATTTAGATTCAGACCCTGTTGTTAGAATTGAAGACCGTTTGGGTCATGCGGTTGATGGTATGGCAACATTACCAACATGTTTAAGAACTAAAGGTGTGTATGAAGTAATTGTTCCGAACGGATTTACAGGGGCAACTCCATGTATGTTTTATGATATTTGGTCAGGACTTACAATTAACGGACAAGCATTGCCAAACGTAACCAATCAATTTGTATTACAACAGTACACTGCAGGTATTCAAATTGGTTCAACATCAAAAGACCCAAGTCGATTTGGATTTGAGTTCTATGGTATTTTACAAGACGAACAAATCCTTAATTCTGATATCAGAAAAGTTGGGGTTACAATTAAACGAGCATATACTGCTCAAGCACCTCTTGAGGATGTGTCAGCATTTTATCGTATATATGTTAAGGAAGGAACAACTGAAGTTCAGGTACAAGATTGGACTCCAATTAACAGAACACCTAACGAGTACTACTTTATGTTTGACACAAGAGATAAAATACCAAATCAATATTACGTAGATATTCAAGTGAATACTTCAGGTAATAAAGATACTTATAAGAAAGAATTAACATTCAGTATCGTAAACAAAAAATAATATGAAATCAGTAAAATTAACCGAATCAGACTTAAATAGAATTATTAGAAAAGTCCTATTTGAAGGGGACCGTGAAATGATGTCCAATAGATATATGTTCTTTTCAAATTTACAACAAATGAGAAGACAGTGTGGGCTACTATTGAATTTAGATGAGTCCATGGTTACAGAAATTTTAAATAATGGTCATGATTGGGCAGATGACCATATTACAGAAGCCAAAAATAATTTAGACCAAGTTTTTGATTTCATGATGAATGAAACAAAAAAAGACGGGATGGAACTTTCTATGGATGTTGAAGATAAAGACATGGCAATGATGGAAGGTAGAAAGAAAACAGGTACAAAACTTTGTGCAAGAGGTAAGGCAGCAGCTAAAGCTAAATTTGACGTGTACCCTTCAGCATACGCTAATGGATATGCGGTACAGGTTTGTAAAGGTAAGATGCCAGGAACTGACGGTAAAAAACACTGTTCAGGGGCTTATTGTTAATTTTTTTTCACTACTTATTGTTTTTATCCAAAAAAAGGTTTTATCTTTGTCGTAAATACTGACACAAGATTATGAAAAACCTTTCTCACAAATTACGAAGAGCAATCCAAAAATCATTTATTAAGTTAAAGAGATTATCAACACCACCTGTTGAAAGGTCGGCTCATGAACGTGATTGCATTGCAATTTGTAAAAAACTAATTGATTTAGAAGACACCATTCTACTTCTTACACCTCTATCGGATAAACGATATATTCGAAATGAAGAGCACGAAATTTTTGTTATCTTAGAAGGATACAACGTGAAGGTGATTAATCACGTTTATTCTTATACCGTTTATTTAGAACAAGATTCGTGGAGAAATATTATCTCCATATTTGATAATGAAGTAGAGAGACGACGTTTAGTCTTTGAAAAAGAAATTACGTCTAACATTAAACATTCACTCCAAAGTATATTACACAAGATATAATGAAACAAAGCCCTTTTAAAATGACATTTATTTTCGGATTAATTATGTTTTTAGTTCCGATTTTTTTGGTCAGTTTAATTTTATTATTTAACTTTGTTGGGAAGTCAAAATCAAATAAAGACATTCAACCAAAACAAGAAATAATTTTTGAACCTGACAATATAATAGACCATGACACCGTTTATATTGAAAGACCAAAGGTAAAACCAAAACAAGTGGCAAAACCAACACCTGATACGGTTACACCTAACATAGTAATACCTAATTCTGAAACAATTACAGATACGTTAAACCTTAAAAAATAACTAAAATGAAAAAATTAATTCTACTTTCTCTTGTTAGCTTATCACTTGTTAGTTGTAAATCTTACACTAATTTTAATGGTGAACAATATGGTAACATTCCGATGACCGATACTGTTAATGTTGTCGTTGGGTATGACTACATGTTTGAGAGTGAGTATGAAATAATGTCAAAATGGTCTGAAGAAGAAAAAGCGTACTTCTATGAGAATTTTGTATTTAGTTTCGAAGAATTAGAAGAAGAGACGGGTATTAAAATACCACATTAATTAGTTGCGTAAGATTTTAATCTTTCCTCGTCAGCCTTATTTTGAGCCCTACAAAAATATCTTTTATTATTTTCGTAATGAACTAATACTTTATCTTTAGAATCTGGCATTGTTGGGGATTCACCTCTAAGTATTGCATTGATTCTTGATAATGGAATAATGTTAACTTGATACGTCGTTGTAGGGTCACCAATCGGACTATCTGGTATTGATGGAGGATTAATTAATTCTAATATTATTCTCCATAACCCTTTTGATGTTTCATCAACCCCTTGAACTATTGACGGTCCAATTTCAATATTAGGTTTACTTGATGAGGTATTAATATCATTTAATTCAGAATAACAATACAGAGTTCCGATTTTATCACCTTGTTCTTCTTTTATTATTGTTCTAATTAACTTCACTATTTCAGATTCAGTTATTCTAATTGTTTTTTTCATAGATTCATTCTTTGGTTTGTACGATACCATAGTTGGCTTATTACCCTTACCTATTTTTGGGTCTTTTTTCTCAGCTCTTCTTTTTTGAGAACATGCCGCTCTTTTTTGAGAATCAGTCATTTTAGATGCGACCCCTGCAGCTCGACATTTTGGATATCCCTTTGGGTCGGCATCAGGTCTACCACATGGAGGATGTCCTCCCCCTTCTTTTTTTCTACAGATATTTACCCAAGGACCTTTTGGTTGTTTTGAACCTTTTGGTTTTTTCTTTGTTCCAAACCAAACCGCCAAATCCTCTTTAAGAGGACCAACTGCTTGTTGTATGATTTTTTCAGGTGGTTCCACATCGGCAACATTACTTCCTTCATCATCATTTTGTCCCGTATAAAAACTTTTCAAATATGCGTCTACTTGAGCAATTCTGTCAGTTCTTCTTTCTATTCTTTTCCTTTCTTCAGGTGTTTCTTTAAAATCTCCATCAGCTTCTTCATATGCCAATTCCGCATTATTATAACTATAAACAGGATTAGTGAATGGTGCAACTTGGTCTTCAGTCCACGGTTGTGGTGATAGTACAATAGGTACTTTGAAATGACCTGCATTTCCTGAACCCGTGGCTTCACTAATTCTATTTCTTTTCATATACTTATTATAAATATATCGTTAATACATTATGGAACAAGAAAAACAACCGATAGGATATCTTTTTGAGGAGGTTGCAATATACAATCCTGAAGACATTGATAATCTTATTGATGGGTTAACTGAAGAACAAGCAAAGTTTATGTTAATAAGGGCAGTTCAAATGGCGTATAAGAATGGATTATACTCATTAACCGAATCTGAACTTATATCTAAATCACTCAGAACATTAAAATAAAAAAGGGGTCTCACGGAACCCCTTTTTTTATATCTTATAATTTGTTACCACAAGTTGGACAAAACTTATATTTTGATTTTGTCTTGGTACCACATTCGGTACAGTAATGTTTAATATCCTCAGAGGTATTATTTTTATTACTTAATGGTAAGATTTTAAAATCCAAACGATGTGACATCCAAGAATTAAAAGTTTCATTTGAACTACTAAATTTTTGATTGGATTTTTCACCCTTTTCAATTCTACCTGTTTCGATAGATTTTTTGGATTTAAGACTTCTAATGTTTGGACCTTCAAATGTATTAGTATTACTATTAAGAGATGTCATAGTAATGTTCGCACTTGATGAGCTGGTGGTAAAGGTCATATCACCATAATATGGTGAACCTGTATTAATATGTGAAAAACCAGTAGTCCAATTACCACCCGAAAGATGAGGGTATTGATTAAATGTTTGTTCATCATAGAATTCAATACTAACACCCCCATTTAAATCAATTGCGTCCCTGTTTGACGACGTATCTTTTACTTCGTAGGTACTGAACTCAAACTTGTTATTTGAGTCAAGGAAACGTTCTAAAAATACTCTTTGACCTGGTCGAATAATAAGTCCACTTGTAAAAACGTACTTACCATTCAATTTGATTTTACAAAGAATAGAATTTTGGGTTGGGTTATGAATTTCAAATTCAAAATTATCCTTATCGTTAAGGAATACGGTGTTACCGTTGTAGATTTTAAGACGCGACTTGTTTTTTGTAATGTGAGCAGTCGGCTTGCTCGCGCTAGTTGTTGTGTAATACATTTTTTTAATTTTATAATAGTTAATGACTATGTTACCAATACCTTTGTGTCCGTGAATACTCAACAGCTTGTTAGGGCTGGGGACTGATAAACTAAAATCTATTAATAAATATATACAATTTAATTTTTCTGTAAATAAAAAAAGGAGACAATTTCTTGTCTCCTTTTTTATAGGGTAAGATATTGATTATCTCAATTCTCTTAAGTCGAATGTTCTAACTCCATCAACTGTGATACGATCGTAGAAACGGTTGTTAACCATCTTCTTAGCGTATCTAGTCATGATACCTTTGATTGGTGTAAAGTTGATTGTATTGTACATTGTAGGATTTAATTGTAGAGGTACATACGGTGCGTAGATGTAACCTGTGTCCAATAGAGAAGTTCCTTTGTGACCCATCAATACTTGGTTTGGTGGGAAGTAAGGGTCTCT